CAAACCCCCTTTTTTTTTTTTTTTTTTTTTTTTTTTTTTTTTTTTTTTTTTTTTTTTTTTTTAGCTAGTCTGTAGTTCCAAGTCATTTGTGTAACTGTAACCCTCTAATCAGATTCTCAATCACAGCAACAAAACCATTAGGAAAGCTTGAGAAAGCAATATTGTACCCTGTGCCTGCTGAAAGGCTCTCCTTTGGTACGAAGCTTTTAAGCTTGTGCTCAAGTGTATCCCAGTTTGTTAGGATGTGCAAGCACATTTTGTCAAACACTGAATCAGACAACAAGCTTTCATCCTTCACATAATAGGCATAGCTTGCCATGAGATACCACGCAATGCAAGAGTTTTTATTTGTTTTGAAGTCTTTTCTGCATTTCTCGTCGTAGTTCATATTTATTCCACATAAAAAGAAAGAGGCAATGTCCCTTTCAGAACATGCCTCAATGATAGGTCAGATTGTGTCAAGCGTCAAGCAGTTTTATAGTTCATCCCAACCTTCGACAGAATCAGCCATGTCATAGCTGGTGACGCTCGTTTCAAAGAAGTTTTCTTTCTTGTTGCCTTCCTTATTGGATTGTGTTAGGTGCTTATAAGGATCTTCTACGTCCTCATACAAAGGAGGATATCCGATACGAGCAAGTCGATCATTACCAAGCCATTTAACATACTTCTCACTACTGGTTTCAGAGATGCCTAGAATACGATTACCATAGGTTGTCTTACAGTGAGCAATCTCTTGCTTTACACCTTCATCAAAGATTGAATGAACTACCTCAACAGAAGGTTTAACTTCCTTAATCATATTTGTGAATAAGCCTACATGCGTAAGCTCATCACGGCGGATATAGTCAATCTCTTTAGCCGTGCCTACGATCTTACCTCGGTGTGCAAGCTGGTCAAACAGATTAAAACCCTGATAGAAGTAAACACCTTCAAGAACCAAGTTAGCAACCAAGATTTTATGCAGATTTTCAGTTGTTTTGTTCTCTGCAAAATCTTCGGCAATACTAGCTACAAATTTATTACGTTGTTTCAGTGCTTCATTGTTACGCCACCGGTTGTAAATAGCATCTCGGTCTTCACTTGGATACAAAGCTTCCATAATATACTGATAGGTTTCACTATGGATAACCTCTTGGAATGCTTGAATAGTCAAAAGATTCTTAACAGCAGGGTTAGTAACATAGTCTGCAATATTTGGCAGGTTATTTACTTGGAAACTGTCAAGGAAGATAAGAAATGACAATGTATCCCGTACAGCCTTATCTTCATCTTCAGTTAGAGTTTTTACACTAATCTTATCTTCTACCAAGCTTACCTTCTGAGGAAGCCAGAAATTGCCAACCATAGTACGATACAGAGGATTCACCCAACCATATCGAATATTGTTGAGGTTAGCAATACCTGTAGGATTACCACCAAAAAGAGCTTGGTCGGAGAACGAATCCCCTCCAAGCTCGTTAAAAAGTTTTACACGTTCTAGCAAAATTAATCTCCTTTAGTTTGCACAGCCAACACAAGCACCATTGTCTTTAACCAGTTCCTCACCTTTCTTGATGGTGCGGATGTAATATACAGCTTTTGTTTTCTTTTTCCAAGCCTGATCCCAAGTATCCCACAACCATTTAGCCTTAAATCCTTCTTGGTTTTTATCCATTAAATACTCAGCACTGATACCAGTATCTGTAAACTTCTGCAATGCGGATACAACAGAGGTAAGTTCCCACGGTTTGTACTTAGTAACGTTACGTGCATAAGAAAGAGGATTATCTTTCAAATACATTGCAACCACAGGCATAGGACCGTCTTTGTTGTCTTCAAAATACATTGCTGAATATACAGGAGTCCAGCTAGGACCAGCGTCCATAAACAGAGCAGTTGTAGTATTAGGCGCTGGGCTTGTCATTTGACTATTACGAATACCGTACTTGTCAATTTCTTTCTGTAGTTCAAGCCAATCTAAATCATCACAAACACTCTCTTTATTGAACTTGGAAATCATCTCTCCAGTGTCCCACATACTGCCTTTGAAGGCCGGATATGGACCACGCTCTTTAGCTAGTTCAATGCTACCTTTCACACAGCCATACATAATCCTTTCTGCAACTTCAGTTACAAACTTGGTGTCTAGGAATGATACACCCTCACGTGCAATGATGTCGTGAAGTCCTAAAATCCCCACGCCAACTGTGCGATAACGCGAGTTATGGTCGGCACTTTCCTTCACAGGAGGCTCTGTTAGTTCGATACCGTTGTCTAGTATTCGTACAGCAATTTCAGCTTCATCTGAAAGGTCTTCCATAGGGATACGCCCAGCAACCAAGGACAGCAAGTTGCAAGTGTGTGCGTACTCATCTGGCTTCATGACACTAAACGATTCAACACACAGGTTAACGCAATAGATATTACCTTCGTGTTTGTTTGGGTTATTACGGTTAATTTCATCAGTAAATGCAAGATAAGGAAGACCAGTTTCAAAAGCTACTTTCATCAGCTTCTTAAACAATTCTTTAGCATTGTACTTACGAACTACCTTTAGTAATCCTCGATCAGCAGCTTCTACGCAAGTATTGTAAGCTTGCTCAAGCTGAACATCGTAACACTCAGGTAAATCAATATCTAGTTTTTGTTTAACTTCGTAAGGGCAGAAAGTGTACCAAGTAGCAAGAGGATCATCTTTTAACTCCATGAACTTATCAGGAACACAAACTTGAAGCATTACATCATGTGCCTTACGTCGCTGATCACCAGCTTCAGTTTGCAGATCAAGAAACTCTGAAATGTCTGCATGCCAAACGGGAAGTGCTGGAGTGATGGCACCTGCACGTTTACCGCCTTGGTTTACAAACACAGCAATGTCGTTAAGAATCTTCACCCAACCAATAACACCAGTTGCAGCCCCTTTATTGCCCATCAAATCAGAGCCAGCAGCACGCAAGAAACCTAGATAATAACCAAGTCCACCGCCAGCCTTACTAATCATCGCAGCGTTCTTATTATTGTCAAAAATGCTGGATAAATCGTCTTTTGGAGCAATGATGAAACAGCTACTGATGTTACCGTTAGCTCGCAGGTTTGAAAGCCATGGACTAGCCAAGCTTTGACGACGAATACGAATCTTATCAAAGAAGACCTTACACCATTTCATCCGATCTTCTTTCTTCTCTACATAAGCAAGGATCATAGCTTCGCCTGCAAACATATGCTGTAGGCATTCATTCTGCATCAGATACTTACTTTCTGCTGTTACTACAGAAGCATATGAATGATTAAGGTCGTAAGACTCGTCAATCCATGTGTCAATTTCATCAAGTTCTTCGTCAGAATATGAAGTAAAAGCAGGATGCTTCCAAACTCCAAGTTCTACTTGCTCTTTTACAAACTCTTTAAAGTTAATGTTATAAGACCGGGTATCTGCCCAGCGATTCATAGTCTTTAGGCGACCAGCTACAAACACCCAATCAGATTCTTGTGGTGATACAAGAGCTTTAGAGTGCTCGATCAGATTTTGTTGTAGAGTTGTACTAGTGATCCCATCATAGAGGAATTCATCAAACTTAGATTCAAGAGCTAGAGGGTTAACGTCCAGTCCCTCACACGCCCACTCAACAACTTGCTTAATCTTCTCTACTTCAAAATTCTCTAAGCTGCCGTCACGCTTTGTTACCTTCACTTAAATCTCCTTATGCTTTTCTTCTCGAATTGCTTTCTTCGCAGCACTCTTGCTCACAAACGCTTTCTCACTACTACCCTGTTTGCTCATCTGTTCAAGCTGTAGTTTAAGCCCAATATCGCCAGTCGAGTCTACAATGTTTTCCCAGCTTGAATTACCTGATTCTAGATAAGCTTTATCTTGTCGTTCAACACCAACATAGCGACTACCATACCAAGGCTCATTTCCTTTCTTAGTCAGGGGTCGATGATAACAATCTACAACCTCGTAATATTCATTGGTGTCTAATCCTAGAGAATAAAGAACTTTCTTCATTGCTTTTTCATCATTATTTAAAATTGCTTGCTTTGCTTCTTCGTAACTCATCAGATCGTAGAAGCTAATTTCACGTTGAATCATTCTGAATAATCCTCGAAAGCTTCCTGTGGACTTGCACCACCTTCATATAGTTCAATAAATTCTACAAGGTTCTCTTGCACAACAAGCCACGCATCTTCTTTCTTAACTAGGAAGCCACGCTTTTTAAGGATGTTGATTAGATCATTAATCCAAGCAGACACATCGTAGTCTTCTCTTTCGATAATCATTTTATTAATCCTTCTTTACATTGTTTGGAATTAGTTGACGATGCTGAATCCAGCCACAGAAGTTACCAGACCAGAAGTTCCCTACATAATCCATATGAGTTGTACCTTCTTCAAACAAAGGCTCATCAATACCAGCTTTCTTCGCTGCTTGCCACAAATCAGCACCATACCTAAATTGCATCGGTGTCGCTTGGTGTTCAAAAGGAGATGCGTGCACAGGTTCAGATTCTACCAAACGTTCGTAAACCTTTAAAGCCTTTTCCAAAGAATCATCAAGCTTACGGTAACTTACTTGAGCACAGCAGCTAGCAGAGATTGCTTTAGCATCTTCTAAAGAATACTTTACACCATTTATAACCAATTCCGACCAATCAGCATCCCAAAAAGATGTTTCAAAGTACGGAAGGTGCCAATCACCAAGCTTGAGTTCTAGCGGTTCACTTTCCTCAATAGCTTTCAACATCAATTCAGCAAGCTTTTTAATCTCTGGTTGCGCATCTGCATGATTACGAAGCCAAAAGAAGTTTTCAAACTCTGTTGCGGTTAGCACAGTTTTCATTGTCTGGAATGGTTCAAGTATACGATTGGAGATTTGTTTATGTCCCCCAACTTTATCCATATCTTCTGCGATTTCAGAAGCAATTATAGCAGCATCTCTCCAGAAAGTTTGCATTAAATTTAGGGCTTGACCCTCTAACTGCTCCTTGGCTTGCATACCTGCTTGATTCTTACCCCAGTGAACAGGGCTAGCGTAGTCTGTCCGAACTTGCTCAATCATCTTCTCAATTGGTACAGCACGACTACTCATAGCATTACGACTAAACATTCGATGAGTCATCAGTTCACTATGAATGAACCGAGGGTACTCAAGCTCAAACGTAGTGATACGTTTACCTTGTGGGCTGATGCTATCAGCAATTATTTTAGCAGAAATCTGACCCATTAGTAACTCTCCTTTGGTACAAACTCATCCAACTCAACAGCTACAAAATCAACAGGCTTTGCAATCTTACCATCTTCTCGACGTACCGTGTAGAAAGCAAGGCCGTTCAAAGTTGCTGTCTCTACATAATACTCTTTATCGTCCCGAGCTTCAAGCTTTTCTTTTGCATCACAAGCTTCGTAGAAAGAGTTAAAGACTTTCTTTTGATTGTTGTCAATGATTTGCTGGATTCCTCCTTCAACATCAAACCCAGCTTTCTCTAGCATATCAAACAGCTTAGAAAGAATTACAAAGGTATCTACTGCACCGTCTAGTAGTTCAATCATATCTCCATGAGTGATTGCTGAAATTGTTTCGTTTGCTTCTTCTACAAGCAACTTTGATTGAAGTTCAACAGCACGTTCCCAATCCAGTGTGCCGTATTTTTCATCCTTGACCCCAGCCTTAGTGTTCCAATCAATGATCTGATTATAAAAATCGTTTAAGTTTTTCAATTTTACTCCTTAGTAAATCCAAAATATTTAAGTTCACTTTGAACTCTTCTTGTTAAAATTGACACCAGTTTTACCCGAAGTATTAGAGTCCAAGATGTTCCTATTGAACTGTTGCATACTCTTATCAGCCCAACGACAATTCTCTTCACAGTAATCTCCATTAGGGTCAATTCTGTCTAGACTCATTCCCTCCGGGCATTCTCCCATATCGGCATAAAAGTTTTCAAAAGATTCTAACCATTCTTCCGATACACTTACACCCTTCCTACCATAATTTTTAAAAGCGGTATGGTTTTCATTTAAACAACGTTGTTTCATCTGTTTGTATATGTTGTAAGTTTGACTCATCGAAAGACCGTGACTAGATTCGTGCCACAGACAACCGCAAGACTTTACCTCTCCGGATTTTAAACGCGACTGTCTAACAACCTTATTACCACCGCACTCACAACTACACAACCAAGAATTATTTTTATCAACTATACCTAAAAACTCTACTGGGGTCAGCCTTCCAAATTTCTTACCTAGATATTCCATACAACCTCGTGGTCTTTCACTCCCGCTTTTTTGTTCCAATCGATAATTTGATTGTAGAAGTCTTGCAGATTATTCACTTGTTTTCCTTATTTAAATTGATTGTTGTTTCTGTTGAAGATTATTAAAGTAACGCCTTACACAATATCCTCTCCCAAGACTCCAAGCAGTGCATAGGATAGTACAAACTGTTGCAATCGCTACTGGGTTTGTCAGGAAGGTTAGACAGGCCATGGTGATAATCCATGATCCGATCATCCCTATTGTAGTATTGCTGGCTGTTTCAATCAAGCTTTGTTTCTTTGTTTGACTCATCTGCTTTCTCCTTTGCTTCTACTACCATTCGTTCGCCAAAGAATACCACTTTTTCGCTATCATACAAACCATTATCGTAACCTTTTTTCTGCACACCTTGTCGAGCTTTAGCTTTACGCCAGATAGCTTTAAAAGCATTCCCTTCAGCAAAGGTCATGTCTAGTGCTTCGATGATATCGTTGCATTCAGCTTCGTAAGGTGCTTCAAGGGTTGTAGGGTTTTTTACAAATACTTTGTAGTAGTTTGAACTTCCACCTGTGTATTCAACTTGTTTTTCTTCCCTAACCAACTCAAAATCTTTTTCCAAAACCCAAACACCATCATCTTCTAATGAGTAGGTATTATTGTGTCCGTAGGCTTCCACATTGTAAGCAAGGCCATAGTCACTATCAAAAGCTAACTTCCTTACTTTGTACTTTTCCCCAACTTTGTACCAGCACTCATAATCCCTTACACAGCAAAGTACATCTCCAATTTTATATTTATGAATACTCACGTCTCTCTCTCTCTTTTTATCTACAATCTGAAAAGCCTGGGCATCCCAACTACCAGAAAAACCTTTTAACTTAATACTTGAATACGCCGTATCAGCAAAACTACTTACAATATATTCTCCAGTAAAGCTAAGACCATAACTTTCTGGTTTAATTCCCTGCCACATTGCAGGCTTTAGTTTAACAGTGTTTCCGACTTTCATTTAATCCTCCAATTTAACTTCATAGTTTACCAAGGCATTATAAGCTCTTTCTGAAATAACTCCTCTGTAATTATCGGCAACTTGTTTTATATAAGCTTCTTTGAAGATCTTGTAGGCAAGGAAAGCTTCCTCTACAGTGTCCCAATCCCCTAAAGCTTTAGGTGTACCGGTGCCGTTCTGTGACCTTGCCCTATACTTCCCTGTTTCTTTTCTCAGGTTAACACCGATAGGTAAATCACCCCTGTTTGCCTTATTATTCAAGATAAGCAAGTTTATCTCTTTGGGGACAACAAAGCAAGTATCTGGACCGTATTCGTTAGATCTTAGTATATCTTTGTCTACAGCCCAGCTATCAGAACCTTCCGGTTTGTTTACTGTTTCTTCTTTGAACCAAGGAACGAAATCTTGAAAACAGTGCCACTTTGGACTAATAGTTTTATTAGAGTAGCTTGGGTATTTAATATGTAACTTCTCATCAAAGCACCTTTGCATAACACCTTGCCAAGCAAGATACGCCTCATTGCTGTTCTTAGGACTAAATTCGCCAACCCCAATATAACCAACATTCCAAACTGAAGGTGTATACGGGTTTTTAAAGTGACCTTTCCTCAGTTGTGTCATTGTTGTGTAATTTTGGTTCCGTCTGTCCGTCTCCCACTCTATAAGAATTTTTCTCGGACCTTCTACCGAAACTATCTTTGCGACTTCCCCTAGAGAGTTCTCAAATTTATTTCCTATGAATACATCCTCTTTATATTTAGGCATACTTCTCCATCAAATAATCTAAGCTTACCATCATTGGATTACCAAATCCATCTTTAACGTCATGTAGCATTGTCAAACCACGGAAGTGATTATTACCTTGATAGCCTTTATATGCCTCTTCGTGAGGATAGCAGGCACCGTTAATAATACCAATCTGCATTTTACCATCAAGACTTGGTCGAATTGCAATATCAAGGCATTGCTTGTGTCCTACAACAAAGGATCGGCCTACAGTTTTAAGCTGACTCATTGCTGTGCCGCCATAAGGTTTTCCGGTAAACGGATTAGCAAGATAATGTACATAAAAGATACCATCAATTTCTACAGGAAGCAAGAAATCATGTACCTCAAAACCATATCGTTCTAGGTGTAACGTCTCTGTGCCTACAAAACCTTCAAACTCAGGCATATCATTTGCAACGCGGTCGAAGCGCTGCTCATGATTCCCGACACAAAACACAAGTCGTGGGTTATAAACTTTCTTTTTATATCGTCGCTGTGCTCGTTGAAGATCCCAAATGGGTTTCATCATAAGCTCCATACCTTTATTGCCAGCTTCAATATCAGCAATCAAACGACGACCTTCAAAAGATTTCTTGCCACGATCATAAGAACTTAGACTCTCAAAGTCGTAGTGGTCGCCAATATGGATAATAACATCTGGGCGTTTGGCTGCAATATATTGACCAATTGCTGACATATAGCTTAGATCGTGGCCCGGCTTGCATTGGGTATCCGCTACAATTAAATGTTTACTCAAACCTTCTCTCCTTTCATATAAATACCAAGACTTGTGTGGGTAAAGCCAACCAAGCTTGCATAAAGACTATACTTCTCATGTGGCGACATCGTCATGAAGCTTTCCAAACTCTCATCAAGAATATCTAGAAACTTCTGGATATCTACATCATTCAACTTTTCAACATTCAAGAACTTCTTATCTTTCGTTGGGAAAAGAGAAATCACATTATCATCTTTCATAAGCTAGATTCCCAATTGATTTGTGAACACATAGAAGAAAGTTGCATATTCAATAAATGAAGCTGTGAAATAAGCTTTCCAATAATTCATTTCATTTCCTCGTCAAACTCCTCGGTAGAGAGGAGCCTATCAGCACATTTACAAAAACCTGTGCCATCTACGCATTTAGGAGAAATGTCTTGACAGTTCATCATAATGTTCGTAGCTCTGTTCAGATCAATCTCTACCCTCTTTAGTTCTGTCTTACCTTCCAAAGTATTAAGAAGTTTATCTAGTTTATATTCCAGCCTATCAAGACGAATACTAAAGTCGGTGTACATCTTTTGCTTACTAATTTTATCATTCATTATCTTTCTCCTCAAGTAATCTCTCAACGATCTGTAGTCGCCTCTTAGCGCTAGACGATGCAGGAACTATAGCACGCTCTCGAAGCCAAGTCAAATCTTTCTTTTCTTTAATAAGCGCAATGGATTTCTTCTCAATGACCGCTCTTTCGTAGCTTATTCCGTGCTTATCTGCATAAGCCAAAGCAGAGTTGCACTCCTTACAAATCAACCTTAAATCATCCTCTGTGATGTATAAAAGCCGTTCTACGAATCCTTGGATATCCTCCGTCTTCTGTAAACTTCCTGCTGGTTGGATATGGTCAACTTGTCCTTGTGAGATAGGGAACGTCCCTTTACACATTTGACAATCAAATCCCCAAACAGTTTTCTTATTCCCTCGTGGATTTGGATTAGGAATTTGATAACGCATTTTCTTAATCAAGTTATGTTTGATTGGGTTGTTCGACCAAGCTTTACGAAGACAGCCACGAAGATAGGTGAAGAACGCTACACTGTTTTTCCAAGGTGTACCTAGACCCCAAGGTTCTTTCATTTCAAATACTCCGACAAACTCCATTTATCTTTTTCATATCTAAGCAGATATAAGAAGAATCCGTTTTCATTCAATCGTTCATCCCAATCATCCTCCCATGCTGCTGAATAACATTCTTTAACTCTTTGTGCAAGCTCTTCCTCTAACAGACAATCAGCTAAAATCTTCTGTGCTGTTGCGGGACCAACGCCTTTAGTTTTAATTCCATAACGCTCTCTTGTAATATCTGAGAGCTTTTCGATTCCAGGAATTGCATCTGCATTATCGCCAGTTAGAAGCTGCGTAGCGAAATTGTAAGCCTGTTTAAAGCTGTTGTTCCAGAAGATTTCTTGTTCTGGTTTGAAGTAATTAAACATCCAACCACGGCTGTTAGCAAAAAGGTCTTTGTCACAAGCTGCCAATACAACATTTGAAGCATTTTTACTCTTAGCTTTAATCCCTTTGTTGAAGCTTTCCCAAGCAAAGATATTACAAATATCATCCGTCTCAACGCCTACAGCTTCTACAAGTTGTTTCTTGTATTTCTTTACTAGAAATTCCCTACATTCTTCAAATAGTAAGGGTTTAGGTGGTCGGTGTGACTTGTATTGCACATACTTAGATTGGAAGTCTTTCCTAAAGTTTCCTTCTCCTTCAATACAAATCTTGAAGTCTGAAATCCCAACAGCGTCTATGATATTGTCAATCTTTTGCTTAATTGATTGGAATGCAAACCTAGGCTCACCGATAACACTACTTACTGTCTGGAAGTCAAACTCATCTTTTGACCACTTATCTTGTGCTTTGATCCAATCATTAAAAGCCGTCTTTGATTCAAATAGCTTCTCACGGCCCGATGACTTATGGATTACATTACACTTATTCTCTTGGTGCATTGCTGCTGAGGAATACAAGATTGTATCGGTATCTACCACTAGTAGTTTCGTCATCAATCCTCCTCATATTCCCAAAGATCAAAAATGTCTTTGATTTGAGGATCTTCATAATAATCTGACTCGCAAAGATTATCCCAATCTAAGCATTCCAACACTTCATTCAAATCTACAATCACAGTTTTAAACTGCTTGTCTGTGACCTTAGCTTCTCGTAGTGCTTCAACTACTGTATCGAATACTCGCGTTCCACCTGACCAACCCATGTTAATCTCCTTACATTAAAAAGCCCCGTTTCCGAGGCTAATTGTATTTCTTAGTTTGAATAAAGCTCTTGAATCTGCTGAATTTCATTAAGCTCTTCAGCTTTAGCTTTAAGATCGTCTTGTTTCACCTTGGCCTTAGCAGCCTTCATAATCTTCTCTACTTCTTTCTTATCGTAGCCTTGGGTATTGTATTCTTTGTGGAACACAAATTCCCCTTTCAATTCCTTGAGGTCTTCAGTAAGAGTTAGAATCTCTTGCTCTAGTTGATATGCACGATCAAACAGGCTTTGCTTTTCCATTATTTGTTTCTCCTTAGATAGTACGTTGTAGTGCTGCTGAAAGTACGGAAACTGCTTCCCAATCCTTACGACTTGTAGCAGCATGAAGCTCATCTAGCATTTTAACTTTAGCTCGTACAACCAAATTGGGCAGAGACTCGCCTTTACGAAGAGCCTCCTGTTCTTGATAACTTACCAATTCTTCGTGCAAGGTGCGAGCAATCTTTTCAAACAATTGCTCCTTATTTTCAAAACCTGAATGACCGTTCTCATACACAGCCAGAAATGGCGCAACAGTTGCGTGACGTTCAAAACTCATTATAGATTCTCCTTCAGTTTAATTAGTGCTGCTTCAATTTCTTGAATTTCTTTTTGGATATCTTTTGCTGCGTCAAAGTTTTTATCTTGAACAAAAAAAATTCAAATATCGATTCAACTCTTCTAGCTTCTTCTCCAAGGCTTCTTTCTCGGTATCATGAAGAACTTCTGAAATCATCCGAAGAGCTTCTTTCATCGTTTCTACTTGCTTACTTTTGCAAGTATTCTGGTTCTCAAGGAGAACAGTTCCTGCGTTTAACATTGCGTATTTAACCTTATTCATTGTTGTTTCTCCTTTAAATAATGCACATCCTTGTGCTATTAATTCCTAGATCAGAAGGGGATGTCCGAACTATCGAAATCAGCCTCAGGCTCTGCTACTGGAGCAGCTTGTGGTACTGGTGCTACAGGCTTATCGGCTTTCTTGACGCTATATGAAACACCAAGTACATCATCCTCAACGCTATCAGAAGAACCCTTAGATTCAAACGCTACGTGCTCTACAACTTGAACAGTGTCTAGCTGTACAACAACTTGGTTATCACGATTCTTGTATCCAAACAGCTTCAGGTTAACGACAGAACCATTACCAACGTTCTCAGTGAAAGGCTTACCTTCAAGGTCAATCACATTAACGCTCATCGGATTACCTTGCTTACTAAATTCAGCTTTAGCAACACTGAAACCCCACAGACCATCTACCAGATCGTAATTAGCTTTACCTTCTTCCACTTGAGAAGACAGTGGGTATTTAATCTTCCTGGGCGGCTTGCTGGTTTTCGAAACACCTACTTCTGCAAAGGTTTTGTTAACCATCACCTCGTCCAACAACCGATCTTTAGCAGCTTCGTCAACGAAAGCAGTTACACTAAATTCACGATCTTCACTCTGATACTTCTTTTTCGCTTCATGCACTACAGGATAGAATACAGGAACATTCTTCAGATAGATATTCAGGGTTTCAAAGTCACCTTTCTTCGGCAAGTCACGTACAATCACTTCTACTTTTTGCTTAGTCATATTTATTTCTCTCTATTTAATTGCGTCTAATTTTATCGCGTTACTTTTGAGGACTTCCCTTATGGGATTATTCAACAATCCTATCCGCTTTATTAGCCGAGATATTTTCACTAAATTGCTTTGCAGCTTTTTCAAACTGCTGATGTACATTCACAGTAAGAGCTAGCGCATGATCATCACTAATCCCTGCTTCTTGAAAAGCCTTGTACATCTTGATTTTATTTGAAACACTACGATCAATTACAAAGTCTGAAATCTCGTTGTATTCAGCTTCATAGGTTTTCAGAGCATCGATAAGCTTACGGACAACAGGCTTAAACTCTGGAACGATTTCAATGTATTGAATAATTTCTTCTAGACCAACTGACATACTTTCTCCTTATTTAGCGTTTACAAGTAGGATACCACCAATAATGAATGAAGCAATACCGCCAAAGAAACACTTCATCCAAACTACAAATCCAGTCCAAGCTGCTGCACCGAATGTCATATTAAGAACACCAAGGGCATAAATACCAAACCCTAGACCGGATACAAAAGCTAGTGCTACAAAAAGCCAGCCAATAAATACTAGAACTCCACCTAGATAAGCCATGTTAACGTACCTGCACTTCTTTAACCAGTTGATATTGACGCTGTAGAATCTTAGCTTTAGGAAATCCTTGTTTCTTTACCAAAGCCAATTCTTCTCTCGCAAGGCTTCTTGAGTCTAAGTCAGTAACAATTGCCCCTACTTGTGGATCAGTGATTTCATAAGTGTAGATGGTTTTGCTCATTTTATTCTTCCTCGTCTTCGTAGTTGTAATCTTCTTCAGTATTGGTAACGCCTAACAAATCAAGCAAATCTGGTACATCATTTTCAAAGTTAAAATCCCAGAAATTACCAGTTCGCCAAAGCTTACCATCAACATAAAGTTCTAGCATTTCACAATCTTCGTCCTTACGGAACAAAACCCTACTCATTGTTCTTTCTCCTTCTTCAATTTTATTTCAATATCAATCAGCGTGTCGATTAGTTCTGAAAGACAATCAAGTGACAGATTACACTGATCGTCGTCTTGTGTAAATACTAGAGTTTCTTTTTGTAGGTTGATTACAAAATCTGTGTCTAGTGTTTTTACTTTTTCCATGTTTTCTCCCTACGTTTATTTGTTGTGGGTAATAGTTTACCAGATTTAAAAATCTTTGCAAGATTTATTTTCAGAAATTAGTGGATTTCTGAGTACCGCTTGCCCACTTGTGTCTCACAACCCAATGCACGCCTAATTTTATACGTTTCGTTAACTTTTTCAACAGAGGATTTGATAATTTCCGTAAATTCTTTTACGAATTTCTTAGAGTCCCTTACACACAGAATGCACTCATCATGGAAACTTCCTGTCAGTGTTTTCTTTCCGTACCGTTTCTCTGTCTCCATCAGGATGTTGTCAACCCACATATCAAAGAAGAATGAACCAGTGCCTTGTGCAAGCGTTGAGAATCGGTCTGACTCTTTACGAAGTGCATAGCAGAACCCATTAATTGGATTCACAAGCCATTTATTCCCCTTGCTATCGCGCACCACTACTTGTTCTTCTGCAATTGCTTTTACTGCCCAGTTAAGTTTCCAATAAGCTTCATGCAGTGCTTTACCTTCTTTAAGGCTTACGCCGGCTGCTTGAGCAATTTTAGCTGGCCCTGCATTGTACACAGAAGCATAGTTGGTCGTCTTACCCTTCTTACGTGCTGCTTTGGCATTAGCAGATTTTACACCATTTTTAAAATCATCGAACTCCTTTTTAGTCACCATTCCTGCTGTCAACGCCATCAAAATATGTGGGTCAAAGTCATCCTCTTGCATTGTAGCAACGTATTCAGGGTCATGTGGTAGCATCAGGCCGTGCTTTACACGATCTTCCAAAGAGGACATATCTGAGCCTAGCAAACACTTCCCCTCACCAGCAATCAAAACGCCACGAATTTCCTTGCCATAGGGCTTATCAATACCGGCTAAGTTTACAAGCTCCCTATGCATTACGCGCAAAGTGTTAGTAAAGCCGCCAATGCGTGCTTGCAAGAACTTTCCTTGTTTCAGGTCACGAATAAAGCCCTTGATTACACCTAAACGATGTTTCGCAACGTTATATTCGGCGTACTTTTTAATCTCAGGCACTTCTTCAGCAAGCTCTAGTACAGACTCACAAAGTTCTTTACCATCCTCACCACCAACTGTGATCTGTGGAATTGCTCGCTCTTCGGGCTTACTGTCTTTCCATTCTGTCCACTTAGTGTGGTGGCTTCCCTCTTTTGGTTTCTTAGCAATCCAAGCATTGAAAGCATCTTCATCTTTTTCATATTTGAAGCTGACTGGAACCCAACCCTTGGCATACAAAAAGTTTTTAACTTGAATTGGCGATGATGCACTAGGCTCTTCATAACCATTCAAAACTTTAAACACACCTTTTACATCAGTTGACTCAACCTTTAACGTTCCAAATTCATCAACTTCCTTGTTTTCATAAACCTCCATCAACTCCTTCCATTTCAAACCGGTTGCAGACAAGCTTCCATCTTTCTTGAATGGCTTTTTAGGAGCCTCTTTCTTTGTGTACTGTGCAACTTTAGGCATTACACTTTCAAGCTCATTTTTTGCAGCATTGCAAATGGTTTCAAGTTTGATTTCAGTTTCAAGAAGAAGTTCAACATCAACTTCCCACTGAGTTTTCTCTTGAAGCCTTGCACAGTCCATTTTGAACATGAGGAAGGTGAGAAGACGATTAATGTGTTCTTCTACACTCAGGCCAACCAGAGAATCAATATAAATCTCATCATCATCAGAGATTCTTTTTCCACCTACAGCACCAGCATCAATTTCAACCTTTACCATTGTGTAAAGTTCAATGAGACGTTTTTTAAGGTCTTTCCATAAAGCTTGGTTGATCTTAACGTCTTCTTTTACACGATGCTCATAAACTTCATAAGGTTGTTCGGACCAATCCTCTACTGGGGGCTTTTCGATTCCATAGTCCTCATGGAATGTACCAAGACCATGAACTCTTCGATCAAAATTGAGATACCAGCTAATCGCCAAACTGTCAATAATCATCAGCTTTGACAAGTCCATTCCCAAAAGCTTTTCAACCAATGGTACGTCAAAAGAAATACCGTTATGAATTACAATTGGAATTTCTTTTTCGATGTGCCAATTGAAGAAATTTACAATCCTTTGCTTCTCTGATGAGCCATTAAAAACCATCACATCCTTTTCGTTCATTTGGAAGCCAAGCACATGTAGCTTAGTGGCCACATCCAAAAATCCATCAGACTCCAAGTCGGCTACTGTAGCTTTCTTCCAATTGTAAATGCTTTTCAAACTTACTCTCCTTAAAGTGAATCTCCTTCCCATTCGTACTGAAGGAGTAAACCTGTATTTGCTTGATATTGCGTTTTAAACTTGTCTTCACCGCCAAACATACGATTCTTAATGCAACCAATGAAGCTGTTAGCCTTAAGATCACCTTGGGCATGCTTGTTACGCTCAAAGCTCATCAGCAATGGGAATGCACGCATGATACCACGACTACCTGTGAACTGAGAAGCGAAAACTTCACCACCTGATTCATGGTCCCGAGCATCTTTACCCTTTGGGGGGTTCAAGTGGCTGTAGACACCAATGTGAATATTCAGTTCAGCAGCTAAGTTAGCAAGCTCTGACGACCATTTGTTAATAAATTCGTTTGCTTCACCAGTGGTTAAGTGATCGACAAGTCGGGTCATGTTATCAATCTCTACAAACCTTACACCATACTCCATAGCATTGTAACGGATAGCTTTAACAATCTCTTCAATATCAAAGCGATTTGTTGCTGCTTGTCCTTCACTTTCCCACAAGAAAAGCTTGCCTTCAAGTGAATAAGCTGTTTCTAGGTATTGCTCTCGGTGTACCTCGTGAACGCTTGGAATGTGGTAAGGAATGCCGTCAATTTTACCAGCTACGTTATAAAGCGTTGATCGGTTAGGCTCCTCAAGCAAAACAGAAAAGACCTTCTCCTTGTGTTCAACAATATTATGCGCTGCCTTCATATGTGATAACAGAGTTTTGCCTAGTCCTACACCAGCACCTGTACAAGTTGCTTCCCCCATTCGTTGTGTACAGTTCATATCTGTAAGACCCTGCCATGGATAAGAGAATCCAGGATCAGGAGGCGTATCGTCACGAGATAGTACAGACGATACGCTTACAACACCTTCAGTGACAGGTTTTGCACTTTTCCAAATACAGAAGTCTGCAAACAGATCCCCATCACCCTTTAGTAAAACGTCATTTGCATCTTTAGAATTGGTCGGATATGTTGCAACTTTGATATCTGGGAGAACCTTTTGAACTTCTTTAACTGCTTTCTTGCCAGCTTCATCGTTGTCAAATACGAGAACAATTTCTGTAAAGAATTTGTCAATTTCCTTTCGCATACGGCCAAGAGTTGTAACAGCACTTCCTACGCCATGAGGCAAGCTTACAACAGCAAATTTGTTATATTGGCTTTTACGTTTATTCGCATGGGCCTCTAGCATCATCTCAAGGGCACGGCAGTCAAACTCACCCTCAGTCACATAAAGTCGTTTTACACCTGACTTCTTTGCAATTTCCCAGTTGAATAGGTCAGCACCCTTAATATCACCAATAGACCACATAGCTTTCTTATCGAGCATAATGGCTTTGTAGCCTACAAGTTTCCCATCAAAAGTATAAGGGAAATTGAAGGTGAAAGGTGTTTTACCATCGTACTCACTAAAAGCAAGTTTAATACCAGCTTTAGCAAAATACTCGGGTGCAATCCCTCGGTGCACAAAGTTTGGGGATTTTAGATTACGAATCTCCTGAATTTCTTCTTGAATTTCATCTTCTGATTTACGCTTTGGTGGCTTTGGTTTTTCTCCATTATAAGGATCAGAAACATAAGCTTCCAAACCTTTAGCAGCACAACTAAAGCAATAACCACTAAAGGTGTTTTTTGCATCATCATAAAACACTTGCAAACCCTTATCAGAGGTGCAGTGTGGTACATCATGTTTAATACGCTCAACACAAGCCAATTTACTTCTCCCATTATTTAGTTTTGTGCTATAAACTCTTTAAGTTTAACTGACACCCTAGGATCAATTTTATGTTCATAAATATCTAATAGCTGGGACACTCTAATCTTTTTATACTCAAGGTATGCTTGATACGCCAACTCTGGAGTTTCGAATCTTCCAAGTCCTTTTCTATATCCACCAGCTCCACAACCTGCTTGATATTTTCCCCTATCCTTGCAATAACTTACTCCCGTCGGCAAGTCATCGGTTTTAGTGCTGGGGACTATAAATAGTGTATTTATTTCTCTTGGAACGAATACACAAGTTTCAGGATTATAGCTTTTATTCTCTTCCTCTGTAGATAGAAGGTCTTTATCAAGTTGCCAGCCTTTTTCATTAAATCCGATTTGCCACTGGCACCACTCAGCAAAATTTTGGAAATTATGCCAAACACCATCTACAGTACAGCCTATATAAGAGGAGCTTCTCCTATGAAATATTTCGCTGTACGACCTTTCCATAGCTCCCTTCCAAAACATATGCTCTCGTGTACCTGTTTTATAGCCCAGTGGGCTATTCTTGTCAACTCCCAGGTAGCCCACGCCAAATACAGAGGGAAAGAAGGGATTAGAAACTTCTCCATTCCTCAAATCTCCCGTACAAACCCTCTTAACATGCTTAAAGTCGTCTACAAACTGCACCACAACATCAAAAGCGCCGTTGTACTCTAGTACAATACACTCACACCCTTGGTTTGTTGTGAACTTTTCTCCTACTCTCGGTTTATTGGTTTTATTGCTCAAAACCCCTCCTCACATATTATCACATACTTTGTATGAACCCACGAATTTCACTTACAGCCTCATCATATCCATCGTTTCTTCCTCGTTGATATTCATCGTCACTTAGAAGATTTTCCTCTCTTTTCTCATAATACTCAACAATCTTATCAATCACGCTACTCAGACAAACATCCCCACAATAAAGCAAGCCTGCCTCATTATAGCGAATAATGTCTTCTGCTGTATACAAGCTTGTCCCATTTTCTATGTTAATTGTAAATGTCATAATATTCCTTTAGCGTCTCATAGTCTTTCATAAGATCCTCATCTACTTTAGCGAACAGGGCTGAATAGTTGTATTGGCAATCTCTAAAACAACGACCATCTTCACAATCGCCATTGTTGTGTTGGTCAAGAATTTCTGAATACTCTTGATAAATTTCTTTATCTTCTTCAGTTTCAACCGAGAAGCACGCTAGTGCGTTCTCAACTTTACCAAAGCCTTCACCCCAGTAACCACGAGTTTCTTCTCCTGCCCGTGCTAAAGCAAAATACTTATCCTTACTGTCAAGAGCTTCAAGAACATCATACCAATCTGAGAACTCATTAAGACCGTATTTTAGTTGTAGACGTGCCTTAGCTACAACCTCTTTCTTAGCTTTTTCAGTTTTATCTTTCTCTGCTTGTTCTGCCCGGATCTTCTGTTTCAAGGTTTCAGCGTGACGTACAGCAGATGCTACAACATCATCAACAGCACGAAGCTTTGTGTAACTGTCGTCGCTTGTAGGAACGTTACGTGACAAGTCACCAAGATAACCAGCAGGACTAGTTTCAGTGGTCATCTTACGTGCCCGTGGGGTTTTCCAATAGCTTTTGCTGTATTGTTTAGGGATTCCCAAGTCAGTCATAATCTGTGTGATTTTGGTCACAATCTTTTTGTTATTCTCGATAGCTTCAAGATTGCTTTCAGCTTCAGAGTTAATCAACTGCTTGTCAAGTTCAGCTTGTGCTTTGATTTCAGCAAGTTTCTTGTCTACCTCTTCAACGCTGTTTGGTGCTCGTGTGCGACTCCAGTATTCTGGATATTCAAACAGGCTTTGCACACTCTTTTCTGTAAGAACGCCACGGCTAATTGGTTTTAGCTTCATCACACAAGGAATCTGATCGTTAGCTTTAACTTTCAGTTTATCAATGTGTACAAGCAAAGTTTCTACGCTTTTATCTAACGAATCTACCCAAGTCATTACTCTTCTCCCTCAACCTTATTAACAAATGGACGACTATAAATATACTTCTTATCTGCTTTATCTTCGCTTTCTTCGACAATCACAGCAATTTGTGTAATTCCAGCTTCCATATCTTTCTTAATAGCTTTCATCAAAGCTGTAATGCTTTTGTGTTCTGTTTGGTTCATTACTCCACATCCCTCAATTCAAATTTATTACCATTCTTACACAAAGCCGTAATCTTGTCGCGCTCTGACTTAATCATATATAGTCCTTCGTCACTCTTACAAGCTTCTTGTGTGGCGATTACAGATTTAATCCCTACTTCATGTGTACTTGTTTGATTGCCAATAGCGGCACCGAAACCTAGAACAGCAAAGGTTAAAACAAAAACAACAAACCCTTCCATAAACACTCCTCAAAATTTATTCAAAATAGCCAAGTCCAAGAAGATTGGTAGCAACAATAGCATACCACTCCAATCATCACTAAAGAAATAACGCAATGCGATGTAGCTGATGACAGTGATCATTTCTTATTCAGAACATCTTCAGCTTTCAGCCAAAGCTCATCATCATCTAGCATTGACAGCTTACCTTCTGCGTCTGTCTGCCAGTTTACAAAAGCTGCTAAAATGTCCTCAAGTTCCTCAATCCTAGCTTGAGCTTTCAAAGCCAATTCAGCAGCAGCGTGTCGTGCATCCCTGTGACCTAACTTGTAAACCGTTTGGTACTCTCCATAATACTTAGGAGAAACCTCAAACTCTTTCGCTGGAATATTCATAATCTCTGCATGCAAATCCATAATCAATTCTCCGTTAAACCTTATAGGTTTCCACAGTAAAACAGCCTATTTAAAACGTTTTCCCTCTCTTCCCTACCACGTACACAGATTCTTCAATAAAACGTTTCTATGTACGTTTTTGGGTGTGAAAGAGCGGATTACCAAACGCCCTCAAAGCGGTGTGAGAGCATCCCCATTAAACTCTCAATTTCAACCTTTGTAAAATTGAAGTTGTGCTGACCCATTCGACCGTGTCCGAGTTTGTCATTGAGGTATTCATAAACTAGTTCGGAACGTTCTTTGAACGTCGGTGTGTTTTCACGTTCAGGTTCCAAAATATCGTAGCTCATTCTTCATTCTCCCGCTCAATTTCGAGCATCAATTTAGTTTTCACTATATTCTCAAGCCCACACAGAATAGCATCACTTTCTTTTATCGTCAACTCAAAAGGGATCATGTCCTCGTCAAGCTCCAACACATGTTCGATTGTGTATTCAATGTCGCACAAAGGTCCGTTAGCGCTTGCTCCCCATACCTCGTAAGCGTGTACGTCTGCTGTGATGATGAGGTTGTCAATAGTAATGATGTATTCCATAATATTCGTCTCCGACGATTCCGATAATGCTGTGTTTGCTTGCCTATGTGTTAATTAAACACCAGTTCCACTCGTGTGTCAAGCTTTCCTCAAGGTCTTTTCACTAACACCTCTTGGCGTACGACCATAGTATGTGTACTCGCCGTTTTCAACGCTGTAAAGAGGTCCGGTGGAAGACCATGACTTCTCGGAGTATCTATAGCACAGCACTCCCTCTTTTACACCATCAAAAAGAAAACGGAAAGCTTTTCTCAGAGAATTAAAGTCCTTATCTCCTACCCAATACTTATGCTTTTTCTTGTACCCCTCTTTGATTTCTTTGCTTGCCTGTTTCTTTGTTACATACACCCTGCTGAACTCTTCCGACATATAGTCTACTTCAGGGAGTAAGTGGAGCTGATTACTGCGCTTGATAGAAAGCCAGTAACATTTGGTGCTTCTAATCTCACCCATACCATTTTCATAGTAGAAGTATTTATCCCGATCCCATGCCACAATTTTAACAGGTGTTCTTGATACAACTTGATCGCAATTGTCATTATATTCAAGCAGTTCGCTGTCAATAGTAAACATACCTTTTCTCCTAAGCGCTATGATGTTGATCATTAGTAATCTCATGAGCTACATTTTGCCTATAAGCTCGTGAGATTTGATTTGATAGACACCAATTTAACACATTTCCCAAGGAATGCAAATAGAATGTTTCTATTGGGTGGCGTAAGGATGATAGAGAAATTGAATTAGACCGTTGTGTGTATTGTAGTATTCCTTTCAGGAATCGGATTTCAAAAACCTATGAAAAATTACCATGTGAAAAAGCTTGTATATAGCAAATTCTCATGGTATACTTGTACCCTCTTTTAATTCCTAACCGATAACAAGGACATTAATTGAAAGATCGGTCTTGGTGGCGGACACAACTGCAACGGGCAGCCAAGGCTTAAAGCTAACCGGGGAGCTAACACATAGCAAAGACTAGTCGAAAGAATCGGGTCTTGTTAGCGGGGCTGTAAGGGCCTATAAAAGCGATTCGAGAAGGTAATCTTACTAAGACCTTCCTTGGTTGTCAAGCGTACCTGTGCGTTATGACAGAGTCTTGATTCTATCAAGAATCAAAAGACTATTTTCTCGTTCTCAAGTTGAATGGCGTAGCGATACGTTTTCACAGGAAGAGTTGAGGATATTCTGAGCGTGACCTTTACCTTTCTCTTAGGCAAAGATTTTGTTCTTTGTACGGGAAGGGTAGGGGTTATCTCGCTTGGAGTATCTGAAACTCAGTTGAATGGTTATATATTAAGTATATAAATAATTTAATAAAGGGAATAAATAAATATATGAGTGAAGTTTTAAAACATATCCAGCAATATTATGTGTACCACTGTCATGTAGACGGTGTGTTGAAATATATTGGAATGGGTAAAGGTACAAGATATAAACATTGTTATAGTGGGACAAGCTCTTGTTCTGAACTTAATAAAGACTTTCATGAAGGAAAAGAGATTACAGTTACAAAAATAAAGGAGAAGATGACAAAGAATGATGCACAACTGCTTGAAATGAGCCAAATCCTTAGTCACGAAGGTTTGTACAACAAACGTAGAGAAATTGATTACACTCAGATTCCAGATGTAAAAAGATCGAGCAAGTATAAAATCTTAGGCTCACTACAACAAAATGAAAATCGTTCTAAGGTATTGCAGATGGTGGGAAAGAAAGGTGTAGACATGACTGAAGATGTCTTTAAACAACTGCGAGAGCTTTTAAGTGAAGCTTCTATGGATATTCTACTGGTGCAATATGAAAACTCTGCGCCTATACTGATTCTTGATAAAGTAGAAATTAATGACTATGAGATTAAACACCTAGGCTGCCGAAATTGGCCTAACTGTTCTGTGGTAGGTTGTGGTGAGTGGTAAAAATTTTACGATGGGGCCTTGACAGCCCCTTTCTTGTGAGCTAATCTCTGCGATGTCTGATAGTTTTCGAGAAGAGTTTGGTGTTAGTTACAATGTTCAGTTGAAAATGAGTGTTAAAAATAATGGAATTGTTGAAGAAGATTACATTGTAGGTTAAAGGAGATAAGAGATGTGGATTGAGGTAGAAGAATCAGATATTACAGAAGCTGTTCGTAAATTCCTAAGCTTTCGTTGTAAATCTGTAAGAGAAACAGAATGGCTTAAAAATGAGTTTGGTACAGTTTGGGGATGTTCTGATGTGTATGAACTTCCCGGCGTTAAATACGAACTGATTGGATTTTTAACTAACGAAGATGCTTATGTCCTTCGGTATTGGGAAGAGGATTGATAATGTTATTTGATATCGGTTGGAGAGCTTTTTGGTTTTGTGTGGGTGCTATTCTTATGTTGCTATTCTGTGCATGGCGGATTGGTGGAACACCTTCTGTACTGGAAAAGAAAGAGAACGATGCTATTATTGCAGCTTGTGAGCAAGAGCTTCCACGTAACAAGCATTGTGTACTTATGGCTGTTCCTGAAGATGCATTAGAGGTTATCAAATAATGAGAATATTTAAACAATACGATATTGCTTACGCTATTGTGCATGGAAAACGAAGACTGATTTACGTCCATCTTCAATCGCCTGTTTGGACTAGAGGAACTCTTGTAAAGCCTTTCCCTGATCCTTGGCGAAAGCCTACATATGTTCGTGTAAAATCTGATAACCTTCTTCCAATTCCAAGCTTGACAGAAAGGTATCGTTAATGCCAGGGTCTAAAGCAGAAATCAGAAGTAAAGCATTATCAATCCGTTGTTACAATTTACGCAAAGAAGGATACACATTATCAGAAATTGCTGCTATTGTTGACATTCCTAAAGAAAGTGTGTATAAACGAATTCAACTTGGCGAAAGATTCTTATCTTTGGAGGAATCGGAATGAGACCAAAACAAACAACTGTCTTTGTCATACGTGAAAAGTCTACAGGTTGTTTAATTAAACTTGGAGCTAAGTGTGGTTGGATTTCACATGGCGCGGCGTGTTCTGCCTTCCATTTGCACATGAAAGTATTTTATCCTGAGTTGGAAGGCGCTAAGAAAAGCCTGTATTGGCATCAAACAGAATATGTTATTGAGGAAATCAAATGAGTGAATTAGACAAAGTTTTACGAGAAGATCCAAAATGGTACAAAGAGTTTCATTCGATGCCGGTCACAAACAAGTGTGATGCAGGTTGTGGTAAGGAAGCAACCACTTGGTTTGGGAACACATCTTGTGCTACTTGTGGCGATAGTCGTTGTGTGGCTGAAATGCAACGAGATTATGATAAAATCCGCCGTGAGTATGACGAAGATGGTGGTTGGTAATTTCTAAGAGCCTTCAATTTTATGTTGACAAGGATTTTCCTTTATCTTAAAATTCCGACACCAACCAAACAGAGGCTCTTCATGAACATCTTCATTACCTCAAAATGCCCAATTGAATCAGCACAAGCTCTTGCCAACATCCATGTAAATAAAATGATTTGTGAATCGCTACAACTGCTTTGTACGGCTCATAGTGTTCTTGATGGAACTGTGAAGGGCTTTAAACCTACACACCAAAACCACCCTTGCAGCATCTTTACTCGAAAGTCAAGCGGTAATTACGAATGGCTCTATAGGCATTTCAAAGCTTTGTGCGATGAATATACATTCCGCACTGGTAAGGTACACAAGTGTGCAGAGTATCTTGAGGGTATTGCTACGCTTCCATTGAACATCCTACACGGTGAGCTTGATTTTGATTTCATGTGTATGGATGATAATTGCAAGAAAACGCTTGACGTACATAAAAATTATCGCTACTATTTGACCAAGAAGTACAGCGAATGGCAGACACGAGTTGATAAACGACCGATTTTTGCCACTTGGGGTGTCAGGAATAAGCCTGATTGGATTGTGTGAGGAGAATCTAGATGAGAATACTTATAACTCAAACTCCGTGCACTAACTTCACTATAGGTAGAACTTACGAGTGTCTTTACTTTACTGGTGGTTCGGTACTAGTGGTAGATGATAACGGCGATCACAGGTATCTTTTTCATAATGAATATGTAGTTGTAAAAGAGGAGGAAGTTAGATGAACACTTGGAATTATAGAGACGAATACGAAAAGCTTCTTGAAACTCTTGCTAAAGACTCTCGTCCTTGGCGCCCAGTCTTCAACATCCCTAAAGATGGAACAAAGATTTATTTCAAATGTGGGGTTGACCACAAAGGCGAAACTCAATACGATGTAGGACGATGGGAAGACTGGAGGTTAACTTATTATCAGAACGATAACCTCGACGGAGAATGGACAACAGAGTTCGGCAACTGCGACGAGATTCTTGGTTGGAAATATGTAGAGCATTCGTTATGAATAAGTTTTTCATTAACAAATCAGAATACCACCTTTGCTTTAGGATCTTTGGTTATGGATTAAATTTCATTGATCGAAGCAAACAAGCTGCTCCGTACAGCGTCCGTAGTGGTAAAACAAAGCAGTGGAGAGTCTTTGGTACTTGGTATATGATGATGCTTAAACCTATTCCAAAAACAGAATGCATAGGTCGTCCATGAAAAATAAACTTAAACCACTCATTAGGCTTGAGCACGGGGTTTGGCGTGTATCAAACTTCAACTATTGTATGCAGAATACTATGATGAACAGTCTTGAACGTAATTGGCTCAGATTAGCTTTGAACTGGACCCAAGCTAAAAACAGGGAGATTTTGAAATGAAATATGCTACCGTATTTGCAACAATGTTTCTTGCAGCTTGTGGTGAAAGCCTTACTTACTCAGAAGTTACGGAGTTGCAGAATAAATGCACAAAACTAGGCGGTAATCCTGTTTATCGCTCTTATGGTAAAGTTGGTGAAGGTAAAGTAAGTGATGTTGACTGTGAGATTAATGGGATCACTTTTACACAAGGTAAATACTGATGACTTACAATCCAAACAAACATAAGATCGATTCATTAACGGAAGTGCAATCTCTGCTTGATGATTGCTTTAGTCATCTTATGTGGCTGGACGAAGATGATCAAAACTTAACATCGATCTATTGGGAAATCAAAGATGCTAAAGACACAGTTGACAAGTATTTAAAGGAGCTAAACAAATGAAACCAGATTGGGCTACGGCACCAGAAGAAGCACAGTGGTATCAACATGCTACAGGAGAATTCCTTGCAGCTTGGTGGTGTAAAGTTGATGGTATTTACTACGCTTGCCTTGAAAACACGGACGATTGGTTTGAAGAGGCTTGGCAAGAAGAGTGTAAAGAATGGCAATGGGAGAGACGGCTAAATGTGTCCAAAATTTAAACAAGGGCAGTGGATTACACCTATATGGGAAGATTGGGGGCTTCTTAAGGCCGGCGAACCTTACAAAATCTGCACGATTTTTAGTGAACATTATAAAGTTGTTCACAATGATGTAAACTTTCTAATTCCCTTTTCATCTGAAAAGGAGTTCATTTTATCTGACGACAAAAGTGTACTATTAAAGGAGTCCAAATACCTTAAGAATAGTCTGCTATCCTATATTGACCTGATTAATAGGATGACCCTGGTAGATTTCAATTGGGAAACCATTAAAAATTTTCAAACTCAACATAAATTGGCAGAATTTTTATTATATGAATTATCTAAGGGGATTCAGGATTATGACTGAACGTCGTATCATCAAACGCACATATAAAGGCATGGAACGCTACGTTGTCCAATGGAAACTAAATCTGTTTTGGTGCATTCCTGTTTGGCGAGATAACCCGTGCTTCCATACTGGAAATCATAATGTTGACTATTACGACGATTAGGGTTATTATCAGCTAGAAGGGGCTGAGAAATGCCTTGAGGCTTGTAATAATCAAGATTGCGTTGGAGAGGAGGTTATTAAATGACACCGGCAGATGTAATGCTTTTGGTAGGATTAGGAATTGGATTTCTCTTAGGCATCCCTGCTGGGATCTGGTTATGTGAATTTGCTAAAAGTCGGGGTTGGAAATGAACGAAATTAAAAACATTGTACTAAAAACAAACAATTTCCTTATCATCGCCCTATTTGTGATTGTTCTATGCTTTTCTGGTATAACGATTATGGCGGGTGCCGTATGGCAAGGAATTGTATTTTTGATTGCTGGAATCTTTGCATCAAGCTTAGTTAGTGGTTATTATATTCTTATCCACAGCATCTTGATTGAGAATGAGAAGCAGAGTAAGATTTTGGAGAATGTATTCAAGGAGATTAAGAAGTGAGTAGTTACTTAGAGTCTATCAGACAAGAGCTTCTGACCCAACTTGAAAATAAACAAATTACAGAAGATGAATTCTGGGAATATTATAATCAAGAGTCTGGTGATTATAATGAATGTCAAGAAAGCTATTATGTAAACAGGAGTAAAGATTATGAGTGAAGATGCAAAACAACGGTTAGTAGATTTGGTTCAAGAAGGAATTAACTATCTTCAAGAGCATGGTCATTATCCAGAAGCAGCCGATCTTGAATACACCTTGCTAAAGGTATTAGGAGATATTGAAGAATGAAATTTACACACGAAGATTATCTTAATGAAGATTGGTTTCAAGGAGATGAATCTGAAATCAGTTGTCAAACAAAGAAGATCGTAAAGACACGTAAAGAACACGAATGCTGGCTTTCCCTAGCTCCGGGTAAAACACAACATAATATTCCTGTTGGAAGCTTTGCTTATTTCGAGAAAGCTTTTGTAGACCGCAGCCATTGGGGTAAGTTTTACATGTGTACTAACTGCATGGATGAACTTCTTACAGAGTATTACGGAGAAGACGAATGAATGACTGTGATTGCGGTTGGTGTGGGAAGTGTCGAGAGCAACTGGACGAAGATATTGTATTAGACCGTCCAGGCTGGCATACTCCAGCGCCCAAAGATGACGACGATAAATAGAGGGGATTTTATATGAGTGTAAAAGTTAAAAATGAGCTTACGATTGACGGTGTTGTGGTAGATTTGAAGCACGAGAACAGTACCCTGAAAGTCTATTCGACAAAAGACTTGGAGACAATTTATATTTCTTTGCCGAATGGTGATGTTGTAAGTAAGATTGATATCCATACGGAAATGTCCCAAGGGCAAGGGTTTGTTGATAAACTCGTTTTTGTAGACTTTAAAGATGATTGACATTCTTTGGTGGTTATTCCTTATCTTATTAGCAATCAGCTTAATCTGTGAATCAAATTGCACATTCGCTTGCAGCTATGCTAGTGAAAAGTTTTGGATGTAAATTGGTGTATTCTGTATGATTGCAGCTTTATTTTGTGGTGGATTGGCTATGTACATTACAAGCAAAACGTGCGAAGATAGTGTTGTAGCTAAGGCTGCTGGTATTTCTGATAGGTGTTATAAAGGAGAAAGTAAATGAAACCAGAATTTAAAATCAAATATTGCATTCTTGCACAATATTGGCGTATAGAAAAAGATCAACAAATTTCACCAACACTTACACAAGATGAAGTGGAAGAACTTTGGGATGAATACAGCGATGAGCTTTACGATTATCTGTATGAATTCCGGGAAGGAGAAGTACAAACAGACATCGAAGCTCCTTATTCACGGCACTACGAATCCCAATCAGTAGCTGCACAACTTCCTAACGGGGAATGGGTTGGTTGGGTGTATTGGTATGGTGGCGGAAAGCACGGTAATGCGGAGGAAATTGATTGGTTACCTTATGCGTATGATCTAGAATGTAAAGAGGAAGAAAAGCTTGTAGTTGTTCGCACGTTCACAAAGAAAGAAAATTAATGAAAACCTGTTAGCCAATACATTCTTTTAATAGATTTATTGGTTGACAGGCTTTGCTGTATCCGCCATAATCTATTCAACAAAACAGAAATGCTTTAAGGAGAATATTATGTGGTATATTTGGTTTAAAACTTCTGAAGGCTTGAAAGAGAGTGTTCGGATCGATACAGAATATTCAGAAGCTTTGATTAAGCTCATGGAACATGTTGGTGAAGACTTTTCTAAAATTGTTGAAGTCGAAGTTTGCACAGTTCGGGAATTGATTAGTCAAGCTGTTGACTTGGAATTTGCAATCATGGCTAAAGTCAAGGAAATGAGGATCAAATGAAGACGTTCAGTTCAAGCATCCAATCACAACTTACCCAAGCAGGATTTCACATTCAAAAATGTGACAATACATCACATTACAAGCTTTATATGAATGCTTCTGAAGCTAAGAATGTAAATGGCTTTATTATGCAATCCAAAGCACTTGGTGATTTGTTAATGAAAGTACATAGAGAATTGGGGATTTAAAATGAAAAGACAACCTTATTTTCAAGTTGGGGAAGAGGTTACCGCAATCTTCAAAAACTATCCAGAATCTAATGGTGACTACGTAATTTTAGAAGTGCTTAGTAATCAACAAGCAAGACAAGAGATACTGGGAACGGGGTCGAAACTACTCTGTGAATTCTATTACAGGTTGGATGGGTTAGAATTAATCTGGCAAGGACAGGTAGCTGGTGATTTTGCAGGAGAACCGGCGCTGCGCAAGAAATATCCGCCATCTTCCCAAAGTTTTAATGAACTTATTTCTAGTATAAAACAAAATGAACACGCTTGATTATTGCCTCTCAAAAGCTAGGGAACTACCTTACATTAAAGGGCAATTCCGCCTATACGCATGCGTTACAGACCGTAAAGGACGTATTATCAGTGAAGCGTCTAACAGCTATACCTGTACACACCCAAAGCAATATCGTGTTGCTAAGAGGTTGGGTAATCCGTTGAAGACGTTCCTGCATGCTGAGAGTGCGTGCCTCATTAAGTCACGCGGCAAGGGAAGTAAACTAATCGTTGCCCGTGTTCTCGCAGATGGTTCTAGTGCTAATGCCATGCCTTGTAGCATCTGTCAAGCTATGATAGAGTTGCATGGGAATATAAAATCAGTGGAGTATTCACTATGACTTATGATAAAGTCAGGGCATTTGCTGTTATTCAGAAACTGAAAGAGCAAAACAACAACGACGAAAATTACATAGTCGCATGTGACGACTTGAGCTACGCCCTATCTCTTGCTTTAATAGCCTACTCTTCTCATCTGTCAATATGGGCTGACATTCCTGAACACGCAAACGAAGATACAAAACAATATTGGGCTGCTTTACATAACATTCATAGCGTGCTAACAGAATCTGGTGTGTTTTCGCGTGACTAGGGGCTAATAAGCCCCTCTCTTTTTGTCTAAAATTTCTTAAAATGTGCTTGACGTGTGGTCAGAGTAGAGCTATGATTTAGCCATACAGACAAGGCAGCATAGCTGAAAAGGAGCTACAAAAATGCGTTGCAAAATGAATATACAACAGAAACGTGAGCTGCTCGACTCCTTCAAAGGTAAGTTCATCCATATTGAGTTTGTCAAAGCTGATAAAAGCCTTCGTGTAGCCACTATCCAGCACATGCAACATGCTATGTTTGCTGAAGGTCATGCCTCTAAAGCACACAAAAGCACTGTAGCCCACAAGCCAAACTACTACTCTTGTGTTGACATTAACAAGAAAGGTTGGTTAAATTGCAACCTTGAAACCTTGAAGCGTGTCACTTGTGGTGATGCAGATTACGAATTTGAAGATTGAGGAGAAACAAAATGGAAGTGATCAATTGGATTGAGCACGAAGAAAAGGATCGTTGGAACAGAACTAACCTCGTTTCGTGGGCTTTGCTTGAAGCTATGGCAGAAAAGCAAGAACAGATCGGTATTAATATTGAAGAGCTATTTGCACCATTTGAACCACAAGCTTTGAATGTTGAATTTAAGGTTAATGGTGTATCTCTTAGCTTTGTTAGCATCATGAAGAAGATCCAATCGCATGTTGAAGGTATTGAGGAAGACTGCCGTAAAACTATGATCAAGGATGCTGCTAAAGATATTATTGAACACCTTCAAGACCAATACCGCACTTACGAGGAATAAATAATGCGAGCATACACCGACTATCCGTTTGACTTCCTTGGTGATGTCGTAGGAGAAGAAGCACCCATTCGTCAAGTAAAGATTTTATATTACGATCAAGACAAGCGTTGTAAAATTGTTGTTGAAGGTGTTGAAACTGAAGTGAAGACAGGCTACCTTTACACTAAGCCTTTGCGTTGCGAAGAAGCATATGAGCAAGACGAAATCATCAATACTCAGTATGTGAAGAATTGGAAAGGTCATTACAAGTCCTCCAAAGCTGCTCAGATTACTAAGAGTTGGATTGTTTATCCCCCAAACTACAAACCAGGGGATGGATATAAATATTATAGGAATCTGAATAAAGCATGGCGTTATGCCTGCAATTTAGGCGTGGGCGCTGAAGTTACTCAAGAGATTCAGGTCCGACATAAGGATGGTTCGGGTACTTGGACTAGTGGCGATGTCTATTATGTTGTGGAGGAATAATTAATGATCAACATGGAACTAGCTAAACAACGTGGCATCAGCCAAGAGAACATCGAAGCTATTAATGCTTTGCATACGCTACTCGAACGTCTTATCCAATCGTATACGCTTGATGTTCCCTATCAGGAAGCTCGTGATCTTGTGCGGTCTGTGGAGTTTACCCTACAGAAACTTTGGGGTTTTCCGCAAGATGACCTATACCACACTTGGTACAAACGTCTTAATCAACGGTATATGGAGCTGACATGGATTGGTCGTACCTTCAAGGATATGGATTCAGGCACACAACGCACCATTAGAGAGCGTCACGATGTTCGGGAGCGTGGTTTGTTTGGGGTGGGTACGGGAGCTATTGACTTTGGTGTTGCTGGTGGCTATCATCGTGTCTTAGGAAATCTTAAGGAGATTGTGTGATGCTTTTCAATGATTGGTATGAAGGCCGTGCTGATAAAGGTTTGATTGACAAAAGATCAGCAGAAGTAGCCTATAACTGGGTCCAATGTCGTGGATCTTAAGATCCACGATGGTCAAAAGCTTTTAGTTCAACACATCCTTGACACAGACAGTGGATTGAGCGAGAATAGCCGTAAGATTTTAGAGGAGTTGATTAAATGAAGCTTTGGGGTGAGATGACAAAACAAGAATTGCTTGAGATACTTGAAGCAATTCTTGATGGTAAGAAGGTAGAAGCTTATTGTCTCGCTTACAACAGAAATGGTAAGCTTACAAGACAGTGGCAAGATTCCTCTATGAGCTTCTTCTATGACGATGTTAGTGTTAGAATCAAGGATCAGTAATGGACACAACCACAAAGATAGCCTACATCCGAAACACATATCAGCACATGCTATCAAAATCTTGTGTCAATTGGCTGTATGTTGCTAAAATTAGGTCCTTGAGCCTTATAGAGGCTTGGGCTTTGGATGGAAGTATTTCCTACAAGATGCAAAAAGAACTTGAATCCGAGGTTGAAGCTGTGTATTATTGCTGTGTTGATGAGATTTCAAAGAAATTTAATTACTAAGGAGAGATGAAATGTTTAGTCTAGAGAAGAATGATTGGCACATCAAAATTGAAAACGAAGAGCAATACGTTGCTGCCCGATCTTGGCTGTTGAATCGAGGTTTCCGCGCAATGTATAATGCTGACTGGAGTCCGGGCCTTAAACAAATTGATTATAGTTGGACCGATGAAGCTTGGATTCGTCTCTATGAAGGCGAGGATGGCTCAAACAAGCCAGAAGTCAAGTTCCGCTTTAAAACTGCTATCGAACATGTGGAATATCCTCAAGTTAAAACAGAATCACAACTCCAGCTTGAAGCAGTGATGTCAAAGCTTTCTGAATTGCAAACGAACGCAGCAGAGCTGCAAAAGGAAGCACAACGTCTTCAAGAAATCGTAGCTAAGGAGAATAAATAATGAAACAAAACCTAACAGCTTGTATTCTAGCACTGTCTGTAGCTTTCCTAGCTGGCTGTGACAATGACGCTCGTGTTGCTTCACGCAATCTCTCACAAGCTGCTGATAACTTTGAAGTGAATCGCCGTATTGTGTTCTATAATGGCATCACTGGCGACTACATGTTGTCTCTTGAAGGTCGCTGTTCTTTTGATGCCAGCACAGCACGAAAGCTCGACGTTACTTGTAAAACAGGTCCAAAGGAGTACAAGAAACATTCTCTAGGTCTTAGTGATAATGTGACATACTTTAGCGAACAGCTTCAAGGCACTGACGTTAGCGTTTATCATTATCGCGTAATCTTTAAACCACAAGTCATTATTCCTGATGTTGATGTGAAAGGCAGCGCAGAAGGAATTAAAGAAACTGTAACTAAGGAGTATAATTGATGGAATTGGCATTTGTAATTTGGGCTGTTGGTACACTCCCTAGTTTTGCAAGTGGTATTGTATTCTTTGGGTTTATTCTGATGCTTCTGAGTTTCTTAGCTTATGTATTTGGTTCTATTGTAGAGAAAGCAGAGTCATCCCAGGTGGATAAAGACATTTCCGCAGTGGTTAAAAAGATTGCTAGCCGAACTTTATTTGTTGTTGTTCCTGTTTGGTTCATGGCTTCAATGATCCCAGACAAGACAACTTCTTACCAAATGTTGGCAGCCTATGGCGTTCAAAAAGTTGTAGAGAACCCGCAAGCACAATCACTTGCTTCAGATGGCGTTGATGTACTTAAAGCTTTGATGGAAAAGGCAAAGAAAGAATTGGCAGAATCTGCAAAATAAGCTTGACACATCCTCTGGAATCCCCTAGAATCTACTCACAAGGTAAGGTTTTAGGGGATTTTTACTATGTCTCGTATGTACATCGTGAATCATTGGTCTGATGCAGCGGCTTACTCTGGTGAACAAATTGGTGATAGGCTGAGTGATTCTCAAGCATTGCATTTTAATCGTGACGGATCTGCAAACACCTCACTTTATGCCGAGCCTGAGAAGAAGACGAAAGTAGCACCTATCACTAAACAATATCTTGTCGAAAGCATCATCCCTCAAGAAAAGCGCTATGCTAATCTTGAAGCTAAGCTTACACAGCTTGAAAAGAATAAGCATCTCATGACTTTTGAGGAGTATTCAGAGCTTCGTGTGTTGCTTGAAAGGAAGTTGTCAAGACAATGGCAGCTAATTGAGAAAGCTAGGGGCTGGGAACAAGAGAAGCCTACTCAAAACAAAACATTACCACGGCAAATTCTGAGTGAAAACAAGCGTTCGGCTTTGAAAGCTAAAGAGCCTAAGCTTAAGACAGAAAACGTTAAACATAATAGAAAATCCCTATCAAAAGTGGCAGAATGGATTAATAGAAATAGCTTTATTTATTTCATAGGTTGTTCTACTATAGCTTTAACAGCAGCAAAGATTATTTTCTAAAGGAGAGTTGAGTATGAAAAACAATCAGCATGAACAGGGCTATCAAGATTTCTACAAAGGTGTTCAGTTTTCTGACTTTAAATGTCACGAATGGCAAGAAGGATGGCACGCAGCGGCATATGAACATTGGCTTGAAAATAGCAATCAAAAAGATTACTACGAAAGACAATCTAAATGAACGGCCTAAACAAATGCCTTGCTACAATAGCTAATTGGCAATCCTCTGGCTATTCTTCTTTTAAATTGTGGAAAGAAGAGTGCATCTGGCGATGCTCCAATGGATGTGAAGTTTATATCGGAGATGTGAAATGAAATCAGCAACCCTTAAAGAAATTAAAACTGTATATGGTCTTTTGTACAACCTAGACAATTTCTATTCTTATGTTTCGGGTTATCGGCCAACAGAGGAGCTTTATGATGTTTATGAAGGTCCGTCTAGTATTAAGATTTACTATGCTGGCGCTCATTGGCTACAGATGCCAGTTTCAGAATGTAAAATCAAACCTGAGTATAATTAAATGAAACACTACAATTGTTTTGAGAATATTACATTTGAGAAATTCTCTCGTAAAAAGGAAAGCTCAACACATAAAGAGAAAACTAGTAAACAACATTGGCGGCAAGAACGTAATAGTGTTCGTGAGAATAAGCGTTATGGAGAATTTGTATGAACGCAGAACTTCAAGTTGGTGATCGTGTAACTTTTGATCATGAAAACACCCGATGGAAGGTAAACAAGCACAATCCTGTAGGCATTACTGGAACCGTAGCTGAAGTGGACAGTTCTGTGATTGTCGATTGGGATAATGGTGAATGGAATGCTTATAGCATCTCTGATGAAGACCTTATTTTATTGGTGTAGCTATGAACAACCCAAAAGAAGACGATCAATACAAGCTCTTTATCGATTCGTTCAATTATATTGTCTTGTCTGTATCATTTGTGGAAAGCAATGTTATTTGGCTTAAACAAGACATTACAACACCAGATGTATGGAAATATGACAGGAAGAAAGATAAGCTTTACAAGTGGTGTAATACGGGCTATGATGCTGTAGATATGCAATATGGCTTTAGTAAGATTAATACGGATGATGTTTGGGAAAGCAGAAAGCAAGCTAGTGTTGATGCAAAGTCTTGCGACTTTATTGGATTTTATGGCGACTAATAATTTTAGAGAAGAGGAAGTAAAGTTGAATAAAGGTATTAATGTTCTAAGTTTGTTTGATGGGATTTCGTGTGGTTTTGTAGCATTGAAAAACCTTGGTATAAAAGTAGATAGTTATTATGCCGCTGAAATTGATAAACATGCAATTAAAGTAGCTACTTCTAACCATAGTGAATTGGTTCCTATTGGTGATGTTACTAAAGTTTCATATAAGGATGGAATTCTATATACTGAACATGGACACTACGAGGTTGGTACTATTGATCTTCTTATCGGCGGAAGTCCGTGTCAGTCAATTTCAAACCTAGGCGATGGCTCTGGTTTAGATGGTAAGAGCGGGCTCTTTTATCAATACCTTCGTATTAAACATGAAATACAGAATGAAAACCCAAATCTAAAGTTTTTACTAGAGAACGTGGTAGGTAATAAAAAGAGTATTGAAGCGATTTCTAATGAGATAGGCGTAAAAGAGAAGTTGTTCAATAGTAATCTAGTTTCTGCTCAAAACCGAGCACGCTATTATTGGACAAACATCCCCTTTGAACTACCTATTGACAAAGGAATTGTTCTTAAAGACATACTAGAGGAGGGAATCCCCGAGGAATCTATTCTAACCCCAGGCCGTGCTAAGTGGGTAGTAAGTGAGAAAGGACAACAATGCTTCAACAAACGCTATGCTGTTCTTGATCCAATCAAAGCCAATTGCTTAACAGCACGTTCTGATGCAAGCTGGAATAGTAACTATATTACACGAAATGGAGTGATTACTAGGCTTACCTCTACCGAATATGAACGCTTACAAACGCTCCCAGATGGATATACAAGCATGGTCAGGACTTCAGAGCGATACAAAGCTATTGGGAATGCCTGGACAGTCAAAGCTGTTGAAGAAATTTTTAAAAACCTATTGACGGAAGATCTATCTACACCTATCATATACTCAACAACCTAAGCACATGTTGGGGCAGATTATGAAACGTACAACTTTAGCTCAAGTTAACAAAGCACTGAAGACTGACGGTATTGATTGTCAATTAGTAAAAGGTCAAGGCTATTTTTATTTTGAAGGTCCGGCAGTAGATACAGCTTTTGAGCAAGGAGTGTATGGTGTTTTCAGGTTATCTGATTTCTCTGTCGATCAATGGGTTGAGGAAGCAAAAGAACGAATTAACAAATAAGGGCCTTGATGGCCCTTTTCTTTTACACACAACAATAGAAATTCTCTATCCTCTCTTCAACAGTCATTAATAAATTAAATAACAATTTCTACAAAATAGCTTTACAAGCGACAGGGATGGGGATAGAATTATCAACATGAAGACAAGCAATGGAGCTTGTTAAGAGGAGAAATGCGATGCTGATTTACAACAATAGTAACAACGACAAAGAATGTGATTTTTGTGGACGATCTTCTGGTAATCATTCTGGTTGGTGTTTAACTAAACATAAACCTTCTTGTAAAGAATGTAATAGCCGCCCTTGCCGAATCGGATGCCCGTTAGCACATAAGTAACTCAAAATAACTAAAATCTTGAAAGAAAATCTTGACAAGGTGCTTCACAACCCCTACAATTCTAGACATACAAAACAGCTTCTAGGAGTAGTAAACATGAAATCTAAAGCTTTTACATACGTTTGTGTAGCTATTGTTGTGATGTGTGTTGTTGGCATTGTTGCTCAAATACAATTTTAAAGGAGAAGTATAATGCAAATAAATGTATGTTTGTTGCTTAATGAACGTGGGGATGTTATTCGTCAAATACCACCTCAATATACTCTAGATAAACTATATGAATGTGCGGCGGAATATGTTTGCGGTCAAGAAATACCTACCGCCTTTGCTCATCAAGCAATCATGGAAAAGCTTCACTCTCAAGGTTATAAAGTGAAGTGGATTACCGGAGAGGTTGAATAATTTTACAGATGCTCCTACTCAGAGCCTGATTAATGCTTGACACAGACAGGCTAATCCAATAATATTGTTCTCATACAAAGCAAACATCAAAGGAACAACACCATGCTTAATACGTCTTTCCTCCTCATTCTCTCTTTCACTACAGACATTGGTAACAAAGAAGAATATGTCATTGATCATAGCTTGACTAAACAGGATTGCTATGAACGTATGGATGAGGAAATCAAAGACTCTGAACATATGTCTAACAACCAAATGTATCAAGATGCTGTTGACCGGTATAATGCTGTGAAGATGGAAGGAAATGTAGTAGAGGCTTATTTTAAGTGTGTTAAAAAGTAATTATTTTTAGTGAACACTTGTACTGTTCTGTGAAACAGAACGCCCCTGAAATAACACATAACCAACAAGAATAATATGCTAATAGTATATAACAGGAGCCGCTAAGGCTCCTTTCTTGTTACTCCCTACAAGCCAATATAGAAGTCTTACTAAGAAGATCCCTAAAAGACCGTATCCCTTACAGAATCCTTGCTACAGCCTTCTTTATTGAGGCTTGGATAGAGGTATTCTTTCCTGTATTGCGTGCCTAGAACGTAGTGAATGTTCAGAGTGCTAAAATAATTGAAAATAGTGCTTGACCTGCTGGCATCCTGAGTCTATGATCATTACATCAAAAACACAAACCACTTTAGGTAATTGAAATGAAAAACCTTGAACAACAGATCAAATCCTTTGGTTGTGGTACTTTTGCTGTAGAACTTAATAGCAAAGCTGGCCATAAAAGGATTGCTATCTGCACCGTACCAACCAATATTAAAGTTCAAGTTATGATTCAAGTTCTTAGTACAGAGCTTGGTGTAGAGGTGTGTAAGACTTATAAAGTAAAAGCTGACGGTATAAAACTGATTGGCACACAAGTACCTAATGAAGCTTTTAAAGAAACATGGGAAAGCCTTATTCTAAACCCTAAAGGAATCGTCTATGCTGGTTGAAGAGTTTATTGAACATCAAAGGATCCTGTTTGAAAGTGTTTTTAGAGTGCCTTACAACTGTATATGGAATGGGAAAGGCTACTCTTCTATCTCATACAGTAATTGGAAAGCTATATATGTGGCTTGGTTGGTGTGAATGCGCAAAGAAGCAAATTAACACTACCTAACCAACAAATATACACATACAACAATGCCCGTCATTTGACGGGCTTATGTGTTTCTAGTGTTCACTAAAGTGTTCAATAAACATTCTGTTTCTAAACAACTGTCTTTTTAGTGAAAGCCTTGTCTGGATTGGTCTAGAAGGTGACTTCATAAGGGTATTTAGTCACTAATTATACGTCTAGTAGTGCGTACGAACACTGTGTGTGAGTTAAGCACAAGACAACATATCCCCTTAAAAGTCAACAACTTTCTTCATAAACCGACCACCATTCGTCTGAAAACAATCAATTTAACAAAGCTATTATCTTATCACTATCAATAGTTAAAGATTACTTCTCTTTTCTACACTCTTTCAAACTACCCTTCTTATTATTATACCGGCTTAATTAAATTTCTTTGAAATAGTGCTGTTTTCTGAGAAGAAAACCATTGACAGACATTCTATACTGACTTAGAATGAACACATCAAGAGGAGAGACACAATGAATACTAAAGAAATCAAGAATCTTGTAAACTTCATCGAAGACAACATGAGCAGCCTTGACAAAAATGTTATGCACATCCATGGTGAAGCTCTTGATAATATCTCTGACGTTATAGACACCAACATCCAAAATGATGAATTCTATAAGCAATACCTTAGCAGCGTAGAATTCATTCTAGCTTGCTGTGATTTTGTTACTGACGAAGGAATCAAATTCTACGTATCCCAAGGGGTTAAATTCTAATGGAAGATAACTACGAATACCTCACATCAGAGGACATAGCCTATCTCGAAGACCTAGACTCCGAAGAGTGGGAGGAAGAACAGAAACAAGTGAGAACAGCAGAAGATAAATGGAAGTGGCAAGAAACTCTTAACTAAATACCCCCCTCTCAAATAGCCCTCTATCTAAGAGGGCTTTCTTATACCCATATCTATAGCTTTTCTCTATCAACCCCTCTCTTCTAATAGTTTCTCTCTTAAATCCTCTGTTTAAGACTTTGTCTATCGATTAGTCACTCCTGATAGAAATATATGATGAAGATATTTTGAAAAGTGGTTGACTTGAAGGGGTGGTTGGGGTAGAGTTGTTAAGCTCTTCAGAAATAGATCTGGTAGTTGGTAAGTAATCAGAAAATCTTATAAAGATATTTTCCAGATAACACAAGAAGAGAACACCTAAATAAGCATGTTCTCTAAGAGGATGGGGTTGTAAATCTCAGACTATTAAAATAATCTACTTAATAAAATACTTCTATATATTATGCGTCCCAAAAGTGCTATTTTTCTTTTGTGTGATAGGGTGAATATCCTAAGTCCAGTCCTTGCTGTACACTCACAATACTCTGTCTTGGGTAGTGCATACTCCAAATATCGGAGGTAGCTAAGGACTTCTTCAAGAACGGATAACACAGTTGGCAAGCTTTTAGATATCTTTGTGCCATCTTCTTACCTGCCTCTAATAGTTCCATGATATTTTCAGTTGTGAATTCCTCTAGCCATAAGTAGCACTTGATTATTTTTGTAGTGGCAAGTGGTATCTGTTGTTCTCTATCTCCATACCAATCCAATCTTGCTACACCTGATACAATATCATCAATCCATACGGGCCATGTATCCCCCTCATCTTTCCCGTACCAATGTTCAATGAACTGCTGTCTAATTTCATTTTGCATAGGTTTGGGTTTTACTCCTTTAAGATATTTCTTACACTGGTCAACAGAAAAAGCGCCATCTAAGGCGCTGGATATTTCAGAGTAGGTGAGTCCTTTCTCTCTGAGTCTTAAGGCTTCTTGTTTTAATTCATTCTTGTTCATCGGCCCCACACCGTTCTTTCTTCTTCTCAATGTCAGCTACTTCAGCTTCCTGTTGCTCTTCAAGCATCTTACTTTTATGTGAAGCTCTACGTTTCTTTAGCCAAGCTTCTTTACCCAGTGCAATAAGACTGTCTGCGTTCTCTTGAATAATTTCTTTAGTCAACTGTAGTGCTTCCTTTTACTTAAATACCAATCCACTGTGAAAGGTTGTTCGCATTCAAGATATGCAATTTCATTGTGCCCACAGAACACAAGAGCATACTTCCCATCTGTCCAAACCTCAATCTGAAACTCAGTGAACGCCTGCCCTGCAAAATACCCCTCTTTCAGAAACGGTCCTGCTGTTGTACTGAAGACTTGAGGAAACGAGTAGTACATCAGGTTGTGTAGTTTACGATCAAACTCTTCTTCAAGTAAATCCATTGCCTTTATTTTCGATATACCTTGGAGATTCATTTACAACATCCACTAAGATATTTCTCAGGGTACAAACAACCCTTCCCGTAGTTCTTCCCACAATCACATACGCAGCCAGAATGAATTTGTTTATCAAACCACTCAACACTGTTCTTCACTTCTTGTCTTACCCAATCTGCTGCAAAGTCAGCATCTGCAATCAATTTGTATTCTGTTTCCATATCAAAAGATTCTCTCATTTCAATTCCCCTTTAAGTAAGAATGGAACCTTGAAATAGCCATCTCAGCAGCTATGTTACTACCATGTTTACAAAAGTCTTGTGAACACCTAATCATCAGGTCTTTCAAACGTTGTTGTTCATGCTTTAAATCATAAATCTCATCAATCAAATCAGAAATTATTTGATTGATTGCGTATTCTGCTGGCAAATGCTCTACTTTAGAGTACAAAGCTTCTCTAAATTCTTCTTTACTCATATTCACTCCAAGTTTTACAATCTTCAACCCACTCTTCATAAGCAGCTTCCATGCTATCAGCAATCCCTACGCAAAGGTAGTTCCAATGCTATTGTCCTTCAGCGTCTTCGTCCGGCTCATCTTTTTCGTCTATATGGCAAATGAAATATCCAGCCATATAGCCCACACAAGGCTTAATCTTTGGTTTAATCATTTAAGCACTAACTCCCAAAAGTTATCTTCAATTACTTGTGCAAATTCAGAATTAAGCTTTTCAAATGCAGGAGCTTTTAAAATAAACTCCCGACCCCTCACATGAGCTTGATGATATATTCTCCAAACACCTTCTGTCTTACCATCAGCGTAGAAGAAATTATATTCCTTGTCTCGGGTAATATCATAGCCTTCTCTTCGAGCATACTCTTCAAACTCTTCTCTTACTTGTTGTTCAAAGTAGTCATAACCAGATTCAGAATAACAGCCGTTTGGTTTTACGTAGTCTTCCATTAACAAATCCTCATCAAGCTCTCAACCAATTTCTGGCTCTTCTCTTGTTCAAGTTGAAGCTGCTCGAACATCATGTTCATTTGATTGGTGAGGCTTTCTACAAGAGCTTTATGTGACTTGTAGTTTACAAAACAACCCTCTGCCCGTTCACGCATCTCTTTGAAATACCAATCCGGCTCATATCTTTCAAGTTCCATATTAATTACCCCGTGTTTTTCAGCATTAATTTAAACGAAACACATAATAGCACACATATTCACGTCTTACAAGAGAAAACGTCTATTTACTCAGAATTTCCCGTGGTAATGTGTTATTTAAGAGCAGCAAAGAGTCTCGCATCTACATCAATAATACGCACATCACACTTCATTGCTACATTTGCAGCTAGCATAGCTGAGTGCAGTTGATGGTGGGGCCACATAGTTTGAAACTCCATTGATTGGTAAATGCCCGGAACATCCCAAGACTCCACTTCTTCTTTCGTATACTTCGGTGCAAGTAGTCCGAACATCCTACGCTTAGTGTATAACTGTTTACGCCATTCCACCACTTCTTGCTTACGTTTTCGATCTTCTCTTTCAAAGAATTCTTTACATAACTCGTAAAGCTTCTTGGGATCTACTTGGACTGTTGTCATGCACCCTCCCCAAACTTAAAATCTGCCACACCTCTTTCGTAAACCCGCACTAAGTTGTTCCTAATACCCACTATGTAAATGTACTTACAACCTTCCGGCCTTTCGCTATTCAATTTTCTTGCCCTCTCTTTAGCTTTTTCAAAATCAGTCATTGCCGCTCCTTAAACCATTCGTTACCTGCAATCCACAAAACAGCTATCACTGATCCAAGAAGAATTTGGGACCAAGGACCTAGAGAAAGCCACCCTGTAATTATTATCCCGATTGCAAAGTAAATTACCCATGTGATAAAGCAAAATAAGAAGACCTTCATTTGTTCTCCTCAAAATATTCATCAAGCCACTCAAGACTGAAGCCGACTGAAGCAAAAGCCGGTTCTCGTGGATTCATAGCATTCAATCGTTTCAATGTCGTGACACCACAATCAGCCAAATATAACTGAATGTCAACTCCTACTTTCCTAAATAATTTCTTAATATACTTCGTCTGAGTATTAGGCTGATAGAATACTGGAAGCCTGAACCCAAACCGCTTTGAAAGCTCCTTCCAATACTTCTCATCATCACCCCAATCTAAATCAAGATGTTCTTTAGCATAAGCAATCTTGTCCTTCTTGGCTTGCTGTGCAGCTTGTTTCATCTCTTCTGTCATTTCAAACATCTTTATTCCCCTTTAAAATAATGATCTTTAACCCAAAGATAGAGTACATAAGGCCACACCAAAGCCAGAATAAAAATCATTGGAACTTCTTTTATTTCCAAGTATTCACTTTGAATTCCTACCATAAGGCCAAAGAATCCACAGACGAAAAATAGATATGCTATCAACCAGGTCAAATCAATTTCTCCTGTTCTAAATAATTCTTATACACATGCAGAGGTACTTGAATCTCCTTATCCTCTGGAAGTCCTTCTACCTCCTTACTCCAGTCTTTACCAAGAAGTTGCGTATCAAATATGGTTGTTTCTCCAGAAACTCTGTGAATCTTATAGCAGTAATTATCTGCGAACACAACATCATAATCTTTGAAATATTCTGTTGAATCTTGGTGTGTCACTCCTAACAATACAAAACGCCTAGGCTTCATTTTCCTAAGCTGTTTTACTGTCATTGTTGTGTAAGTCTCAGTCATTACCGTAGCTCCTAATAGGCGGCGGTGCAGCAGGGCCTTTCCTGTCTTTCCTCATATTTTCTTTCCATTGCCCAATCATATCATTACAATGACTCTTCGAGGAACAGCAATCTTCACAGCCATATAGCCAAGCCCTGTTAACTTGTAATTGGAATCTATAACCATGTTCTCTCCTAAACTCCTTTTTACAAAATAAGCAACCCTGCCAAAAGAACAATCCATAATGGTTATAGATCACTCCATGAGCTACGTTGTTGTATTTTTCTGATCGTCTTTTCATTCTTCCCATCCTGTGTAATCACAGAAACACTCATCACCAGATTGTGTAGAACAATAACACCTATCATCCACCAAAGCCGTTCCTTTACAAGCTCCACAAATCTCCCAAGGTCCACCTTCTACGTACTGCACATAACCTGGTTTTGTTTCACAGTCCTCCCACTCCTTACAGCACCAATCACAATTCCGTTGTCTATATTTGTACTTCATTCTAATCCCCCTAAAAGCTTTTCTTATTGTGGCTTACCTGCCACTTGGTCTTGATGCTTATAAAACTCAATCTCTTTCTGGCGATTCAACATTTCTTTTAGCTCCTCACGAGTCATTCTTTTGTTTCTCCTCAAATTCAGAACACCTAACTTCTTTTAAGTTATCATCTTTGAAAATATGAATCACTTGCATTGTGTTGAAAGCAAGTTTGCTACAATTCTCCAAAGCTTTCTCACAAACACAGCACATAAATCCTCTCGGGATGTGTGTAATTTCCATCAAAGCCTCTAGCTTAAGTACCAAACATCATAGCCTTTTTCAACAAGACTTGCAATACTATACTTACCAGCATTTGTTACAATCTCATTGTTACGGGCTTGATAGATAGCTCCATTGTAGTACACAGAGCTAATCTTATCTAGTACGATAAGCCCGTCAATATACAGCTTTTCAACTCCATTAATATTTGCAATCCTAATCTTGTTCTTAGTTTCATTTGTCACTTTAGAAAATCCTCTGAAAGTTTTTGTTTCTGTTCTTCTGTAAGATAGTCAGCACGATTAACAGCACCTAATGCCTTACGAAGACCGAGGAAATAATTCTCACTAGCTTTGTGTTCTGCTTGTTTGATCTTTTCTTGATATTCGCGCTCTGTAGAGGGGAGCATCATCATTCTCCTTTATAAAGTTTTGTCAGACGCTCACGTTGCATTAAATGTCTCTTGTCCTTTAGTGATTTATGTCGAAATTTTCTTTCTTCTAGAATAACATCAAAAACCTCTTGCATCTCATCCTGCGTAGCCCATCCGGTGTTAATCCCAGTTACCCATTTAGTAGTCCCGGTATAGGTTCCATAATGATGAACTTTGTATATAGAAAACAATTTCCGATTAACTCGGTCGAAAACAGAGTATATGTATCCGGTCGAGTAACCAAGAGGATTTATTTCCCGCCTTACTCTGAAGTTTTTAGGATTTTCTTTGTAAAGCTTAATAAAACTCAAAACAGGTTCTGAAATATCCTTCTCTGGTTTGCAAGCTTTAACTTCAGGCGCTGAAAATATTTCAGGAGGTCGTGGAAGACCATCTTCATCCATATTCTGATTACCTTCCCACAAACTATTCCACCAAGATTTAAAACTCATTTATTAATCCTCCAGAAATTGTTCGTAGTAAAATTCACACCGGAACTTGACTTGATGACTTTGCGTGACAATCCGACCATCGTTAGTCTTTTGCAAATGCACAAATTCCACAATTTTTCTAGCTTGACTTTTCTCATATTCGTAAGCAGAAAGTTTAAACGGAGAGTCTGTATTAGCCTTACCCCAGTGATCTGGCGGGAAATAAAGCTTTGCTGCTTTGTGATAAACCCAAAGAGTGTTGTGAAGCTCTGTTGCTGATCGTAGACTGATAAATCGTTCACCTGTTTTCACAGGATAGATGAATTCGTAACGAAGGCCATCAACAGTGCGTTTATACCCTAATTCACTCATATAGGCATCCAAGCTTTGAAGCTGAATAGTGGTTGTGTTTTTAATTTCCATTTCGTTCTCCTCACTTAATATTTTCAAGACTTAGTGAATCGTTATCACTAGTAAAGTATAGCTCAAGTCGTTCACTTTCTTCAACCAAAAGCTGCATTGAAACCTCAGAAACAAGCTTTTTACAAAGCTGAATACTTTCGTTGATATCTTTGCTGCCATGAAGCTTGAAATGCCAATTAGGTTGGGTTGCTGCAAACTCCAAAATAGTGGCTTGGACTTTCAACAATGCTTGGTATTTCTGTTCAAGAGTCATGTTATTTCTCCGTAAATTTATTTACTCTTCAAGAGTTTTGTATACCACATCAGTAAATCTAAATAAGAATCTTCATCTTTTGTACGACTTTGTTTCTGACGCATTGTGCGAATGTCATCAATAATCCATTGTTCTGGTTTCACGACTTCTCCTTGGCCATTTCAATAAGCTGCTCTACTTGCACTTTAATCAGTAAAAGCTCTCCTAGAGAGGGAATATCTAGCTTTGCACTAACCCTCTCTGCTTTCCTGCAAGCACGTTCAAGGTTTACTTGGATACTCTCTAATTCACGTAGGATCTGTTTCTTTGTAGCCACTTTCCTCTCCTTTGTATGTTAAATATTCTTGTAAAATCATAGTACCAAACCCAAAAACAATAATCAATATTTGAAGCACATCTTGAGGTATGCTTAAATCTGGGTACATTTTATTCTCTCCATTTAAAAGCCCTATAAACAAAAATTCCCGATCCAGTAGAGATAGAATACCTCACCAAATCGGGATGTGCAAGGGAAATTTAAGAAATTCCTGCATTGAATTTTTCTATCTCAAGTCCTGCTGCGATCAAATGTTTTAATCCTCCATCTGAACGGTAGTCATGTTTATAAACGAATTTGGTGATTCCTGCATCTACAATATCAATTGCACAGAATTTACAACACGCGTGCGTACAAAAGAGTATTGCGCCTACAGCAGATTCATTAGAACGAATCAAACCCATCAAAGCATTCTTTTCACTATGCCTAACTTCTGGTCTAGTTGTATTGTTTTCATCCTCAAGGGGTCCGTCTAAGTGTTCTGGTAAAGCATTATAACCACAGGAGATTATACGATTATTTTTTACAATCACACTCCCTACTTTTAGTCGTTCTCCAACAGAGCATTCAGCAAAAGCTTCTGCACACTTCATATAAGCAAGCTTGTGTTTTTCTTTCATTTCCCGTGCCTACCAGTAAATCCATTTTTAGCTTCGAATGATTTTCTAGCACAGCAAGCATCAAAGAAATTATCGTAATTACCTAATTGTATTTGTTTCCTGTTTACAGAGTCATAAGAATAAGCTTGCCAGAGTGGCGTCTTATTCTTGTAAAATCTTACTCCTGCAATTTTAGTAATCCTGTTATTTCTTTGCAGTCTGTGGTTTCTATTGTTTTCCGACCGAGTAACGCTTCTAAGATTTTCCAGCTTATTATTAAGCCCGTTACCGTCTAAATGGTCAATTTCTGGCGGCCATTCAGAGTAAGCAAGAAACCAAACAACTACGTGCTCTAAAAAGTTATAACTTTTTCCTTTATAGCCTAATGTGAAGTACTGGTATTTGTTTCCTGCCTTATTTTCAATTGTTGTACCTACGAATCTATCTTTACAAGCACCATTTAACCAAAAGAGTTTACCAACTTCCGCATCATAACGGAGCCTCGACCTAAAATATTCTTCTGGAATTTCATATTTCTTGCTTTTACGCACTACTCTCTCCTTTAGCTTAAAACTACAACCGACATAAATGCTAGAGGGTCACTATCAGAAGCTCCATAGTAATCTTCCATCTCTTTTACATCTCGCCAACCACTCAGTAAATCCCAACCGTCTAGATCATTAATCCCTTCATCAGCTTTCACTTCTGATATTGAGAAGTGAGCACCATCTTGATTGCCGTAGACGATGTAAGCTTCTGGATCTTGTTTCTGTAGCATTTTGATTAGGTCTTTATTTCGCATTAAATTTCTCCTTCCAAATAAACTCTCATTGCCCAAGTCACTTGTCGCCTTGGTCTGTCCGAATGATCATACACAACTCCATCAATAACTGCAATAGCATGACCACATAAAGCTACGTAATACCTTCCTTTTGGGTGTTTCTCACAAAACTTCTTAAGCTGAATCCTGTTTTCTCTTGTGTAAGGCCCAACTTTATGCTTTGTTTTCTTCAAGCTTTGTGGCAAAACCTTGCTACTATGAATACCACATTTGTTTTGCCTACTGCAAGCATTTTTCAAATGACTGTGTGCTTTCTCATATGTTGTATTGAACACTTTAGCAAAAGCTTTTACAGTGCAGTCGTTCCATTCATTTAATCTTTTTGAAGCTTTAATTAATTCCTCGTCTAGTGGTGCATATTGGTACATGAGAATTTCCTATACTGTTGGCCTCAAATGACTAGCAAATCCCTTGCGTGAATTCGAGCCAGTGCAGGTATAATTTGCATCTGATTTGCTTTCTTTAGCGGTCCTTACAACATAACGGCCATCATAGTTTTCTTTGATGTATTCTACAGCCACCTTCATTTCTCGTGTATGAATATACACATATTGGCCCATGGCATTGACAAAATAGTATTTAGCGGGATGCTTGAACGTAAACCCACCATCTTCATCATAATTTTCAATCTCAGAGGCTTCTACTACAGTCACTTTGATTTCTTTTGACATAAATTCCCCTCTTAAGCAAGTGCGTCCATGATAAAGCAACGCACTGTTTTCCGTCAACGGTTCTTGTAGAATTTATTCCACTTTCTGTTCTACAGGTTTGGCTACAGATTTCTTAGCCTTCTGTGCTTCTTTCTTATCCCGAGCAGCAAGAGCCTTTTTAACACCTTCTTCGACAGCTTTCTCAATAATGTCTTCAAGAGTTGGGATCTGTTCGTCAAATTCTTCATCTTCAAGCATTGGTAGATTCTCAGGACTGCGAGGACATTCAGGACTACCACAATCACAAGGGAGTGAGTTGCGATATTCCAAGAAACCCTCCATCCGTGTTTCAAGTTCTTTTGCACCAAACCAAAATTCTTTCCCTTCGTTGCATTGAATTAGCTCTTCGTCTGACAACAGACCCTTGTACGTTGAGTTGATTTCTTCTTCTAGCTGTTTTACACCAAATTCAGTTTGACTTTTAACATCTGGATTCTTCCCGATTGATCCCCAGAACGCGCAATGCACCATGAACTGAATATGCTCTGCCCAAGCATGGTGGTGTGCAGCCAAGAAGATACCAGTTGCAGCGCTCATACAGAAGTATTCAATATAAGCAACTACGGTTCCCTGACACTCTTGGATAGCGTTTACGATCATACGTTCACTTGCCACAGATCCGCCGCGAGAATTGATTCGAATCAACACTTCATCTTGAGGTGAACACGAACGAAGTAGGTTACACAAGTCAACATAGTTATCGGGTTCGGTTACATCACCAGTTAGATAGTAAGTGTGCTGTTGACCACGAACTTCTGTAGTGAAGGTCTTTGAGCCCAGTGGCTGTAGCATTGGTAGCATAAATTCTTCTGACATTACTTCTTCTCCTTAACTTCTTTTTCTTTAGCTTGGACCATTGCCTTACAAAGCCCACCACGCACAATATCATCACTAGTTGCAGTAATAACTTTAATATGTTTCTGTAGTGATGGGTTGTTTTCTACGAACTTAGTCAACCATTCAATACCATTTACACCCTTGATATCTGTTTGTTGTCCGGTGCCATCGCCAATCAGGATTAATTTAGCCCCTTCTTCCATTCGAGTCAACATTGTATAGAGTTCATCTGGAGCCATACACTGAATTTCATCAATGATCATGCAATCTGAGACAGACCGTCCACGACTGTATTCCGGGGCCAAAAGCTCTATTGATCCATTTGCAAGGCAATTCTCATAATAACTCTTACCATAACGCTTCCAAAGCACTTCAAGCAGAGGCATCAGGAATGGCTCAAACTTCTGTTGAAGATTGTTAGGTAGCATGCCAAGACTACGGCCCATCGGAATAACAGCACGTGACAGAGTAATCTTGTTGTAGACTCCTTTCTTAAGCCAATCAGAAGCTTCGCTCATTGCAAGGTAACTTTTACCCACACCTGCTGGAGCAGAGAACACGATTACATCAAATTCTTTTAGCGCATTTAGAAACTGCTTTTGAATATCTGTTTTAGCAGTTACTGGTGCAGCTAGGTAATTTTCATCTTGGAATTTAGACTTCAACACACGGCCAATTTCTGCCTTCTTTTCCCAGCGTTCGTTAATTGTTTGAACTTGATTGCGTTTAGCCATTATTTAATTCCTTAAATTCGACGTTCTTTAATGATTTCACCAGAAGGTTTAATACCTAGCGGATTTTCTGTGTACCCTTCAAACCATGGACTGTTGTTTGGCATCGAAATCCTCACAAATTGACGTTTAGTTTCTACGCTTGGTGCAAAAGACTGGTGTACACAAAGGCCATCAGCCCAAATTACATCACCATTTTTGAAAGAAACCTCTTGTTTTGATTTTAGCTGGTTTCGTAAGTGTTCACAATCACCGTCATTTACAGGAACACCTTCAAATTCGCCCAGCCACATTTTACACAGATCGTCTGTATTAGAAACTAGTAGCATCCCATTACCACAGCTACCCCAACCTCCTCCAGATCCACCCCATGCACCAGAAAGAACCCCTTTATACATACCATCTACATGAAGACCTTCTTTCCGTTGACATTGGTTTGCTACCAATTCTTTCTCATCAATTGTCAAATATGCGGTATTATCTTCCCAGTATTTTACATGATTTGGAGCATTTTCAACCATCTTTTTAAGTAGCGGCTTGTAATTTTTCAAGCTGTCTGGAAGCGATCCCTCAATATCTTGTACATAAAACGGCATCATCATAATCCGCGTGCTGGTAAATTCAGGGAACATCTCTTTAACTGAACACACTTTATGACCTACACTTTTAAAGCCATTCAAGCTTTTGGAATCAACCACTTCATTCATTTTGAAATTCATCACTTCTCCTTAATCAAATATTCTCAGCTACAAGTGGAAGAGTAGCGTAAAGCTTCTCACCAGTCAACCCATCTTTCTCAATATTTACTTAATCCGCATTGATATTTTTTGTGTGCTTCTTTTTTTTTTTTTTTTACTCATTTAGTGCTTTTCTCCTTTTACGATAAATAGTTTCTCAATTCCTTTCTTACTACCAGTGTCTTTAGTTAGTGAATTATTAACCTCTTTTGACCAAACACACTCAAAACGATCTTCTGGCATATAGTATTCACTGATAAAAACATTATGGCCTTCTTTGTGCCGTTCTATACACCAATCATAAAACTTTTCATGGTCAAAATCATCTTTGTATTTTGTTGTGCCGAAATAAGGTGGATCACAATAAATTGTAGATTTACCACAACGACTAAAATCAATATCAAATACAGATTTATTTTGGAAGTAAACGCCAATCAAATTTGGAAACTGTTTGTTTGCATTTTTAAAAGACTCTTCGACATAGTTTCGTTTACCAGCGCCATCTCGGCACCAACCACCAAACCACTTACCTGAATAGCTTAATGCAAATCCTACATAACCCACAAGTTCTTTTGAATAGTTTTGTTTATTCTTTCGAATATCGTTGTATTGCTCCTCTGTGATATTATCAGGCGCTTTCCAACCTTTACTAACAGCTTGCCACATAGCAACAAGATATTCATGCACATCACAACCTAGACGTTTTGGAGCTACCTCTGGTGATACTTTATCAATCATATTAGCACCACCAACAAAAGGTTCTACATACCACATATCTGGTTTATGGTCCTTTAGGATAATTGGTAGCAATTCTTTTGCATGGCGTGCTTTTGATCCCATGTATTTCAATTCAATTCTCCTTCATTACTAGTCAAAACGAACTCTAAGAGCTTACTAATCTCTCTCGTAAGCGCCATACTACTTTCACTTACAGAATTAGCATAGCATACATATTTCTCAGATGCAAGGAATTCTTCTACTTCTCTTACATCTTCCCTAGAAATCCTCTGATCCATCTCACGCTGAAAGTTTATCGACAGCTGAGAGTAATCTAGCTGCTGAAGACAATATAGAATTTCTGGGCTATCACGATATAGCTGCATCATAGCTTCTTTTAAAACGTTACTCATCCCATCTCTCCTTCCAAATATTAATTAAACACCCTTTTCTAGGCTCTGTGCTGCGTTTATAGCGACGTTCTCTGTTAATACGTGTATTGCCTAGGGTAAGGCTTTAAAACGTCTTAAATCGCTTAATTTACCCTGGTGTTTACCATTTCTTGAAAAAGTAAGCAAATGTTCCAATTATAATAGGTGCAATTATAAACATTAAGAAGGTCACTTTTGCGAACGAGAATATGGCAGAACCTATTAAACCAGTTTCAAGGAATGTTTTAATACCATCAAACAAGCAGATTGCTAATCCAAGGCCCCACCAAAGGGTAGCTTGGTAATGTACTTCTGCAAACCAATCCCAAAATTTGTTCAAAAAGTTGACCCCTAAATTCTAGTAATTAAAACTTTTTGGAAGATTCATCCAAGCATTTTCATGTTTGCTACTATACACACCATCAGAACCTTTTACCACAATTTCCAAACAAGCATCAAAACCATCTTCTCGTGGATGAATAATAACAGCTTCATTATCACAACCCTCTATGTAAAGCAATACATCTACTACATCGCCACGATTAAAATTACCAACCATTGTTGTTACTCGGTATTTTACTGTTTGCATTGTATTTCCCCTATTTCAAACTATCCACATACTGCTGTGGTGTTTTACCACGAATGTAATATTCTCGCATCATCACGCTGATCATATCAGCATCTAAAGGACGAGTTGTCAAGCTTTTTACTTGTTCAACCCACCAAGCCCAACCGAACGGGGTATTAGGAATTACTTTCATTGTATGATCCTCCGAACGCCTTCAAGACGATTGTTGATTTGATCTTCGGTCAATCCTACCACGCTATTCCATGTATTTACAATTTCTCCTGTACTCATATCCCAAAATTCTTTCTCGGGTGTGTGCAGGACAACCAAATCTTTGTGCCATGTTGACCACTTAACAATCTGCTTACCAATCCAAGAAGCGTCTCTACTATAGTCAGCAATACCATCACAAGAATAACCATCCATGCTTATGTATGTAATATTTGGGTAGAACACACGCAGTTGAAGATATGCTAGCCACGCTTCCTTATCTGTGGATGGTCTTAGTGTTTGCTCTAATGTGTGGTATGCCAATTGTTCTAGATTCTTATTGCTCATTATTAATCTCCTTATTCTTTCTCAAGTTCTTTAATATTTTTAGGAAAACTCCATGGGTTTGGGTAACCTTCTTCCCACCAATTGTAAAAATTGTTCCAGTAGTAGCAATTATACTCTGTCAGTTTCCAATACTCCCAATGACCCATATAATTGTCTGAGTAATGCATGTGTGTTGTTCCTTCCGGGTACTTTAGTTTCACTTATCAACCTCGCCTATTATGATAGTATATTTAATTTTACCACAGTGTTCACAACAAAGTGTGTCTGTGTAGTCCTGTGCATATCTTTTCTTTGGTTTTATTCTCCACTTGTGCAGGCCAAAAATACATAGTAATTTATCAGTCTTCCTCTAGTCCTGCTTCAGCATCTGGATAGGTAGCTTCATCCTCTAATGCCGATAAGGTAAGTTCAACAAAATCTCTGTAAGATATCTTCCCGTTCTTGAACATCTGTAAGATTTCGTCTTCCGTTTCTTTAATATTCATCTTTCTCTCCTAAGCCCTTCGAGTATTACATTTATGTTTGCACATCTCTGTGCTGTGTGGGGTATAGAATAGCAGGGGCAGACGATGGATGCAACAGGTTTTGGAAAAATATTTTTGTGTAGAATGTGCTTGACAGGTAGTAATTCTGTGTTAGTCTTGTGGGGATGCAAGGAGAAGGTTTGAGGTAGGTTTTAGGAGAAAGTGGCTAGTTTTTAGAGGACAAACCCAGCAACCATGCGGGTTGTAGCGATTTTATGTTTCCGAATACATGTATCTATGACTATCACTATCTATCCTCAATCTTATCACTACTACAGCTTAACAGGAGAGAAGATGAATTGATCTATGAATTGAAAGAGATGAAAGAAGAAGATGTGTACCTTGTAAACCTAAGATGTGTGAGAAGCTATGTGTGGTTTCATAAATCTAAGTATTACCAAGATATTGTCAAACAGATGTTGGAAGAAACAAAGAACAAATGGGAAGAGGCTGTACGTTGGTGGGTTAGCAATGCTATCCGAGCTAAGAGAGAGAAAGCTACAGGATTTGTATTTAGTCTGCATACAGCCACCTATTCAAAAGCAGAGCTAAAGATTGGGTATAGGAAAATTAAAGCCTTTACTGACTTTCTTGAAGCTCGTGGGTACATTGATATTTATAAAGGCTTTGTTAAAACATGGAAAACAGAGAATGGTAAACTTGTTCCAGATGAAGTTGTCCCCTCTTGTATGCTGTTTAAGAAAAGGGCTTTAGACTTGTTTTCTGATGCTAATACAAGATATAATCTCTGGAAAGAGCTAGAAGAATCCGATTTAGCTATCATCAGGTCAAGGGAGACAAAAGATAAGATGCCTACTCGTGGTGTTACAGGATTCAAGGAAATCAAAAATGAGGTTAAAGAAATGAATGAGTGGCTAGAGAACACAAACATCACTTACAAAGATGAACCAATTGCTAATGTCGCCTATCGACGTATTTTTACAGATGGTGTTGATAAAGGTGGTAGGCTTTATACTCTTGGTGGCGGTGTTCAGCTTCTGCCCCAACGTATTCGCAGTGAGTCATTAAAGATTGATGGTGAGCCTGTTGTTGAGCTTGATTACAGCGCTATTCATCCAAACATTGCCTACCAGCAGCTTATGACAGAAGAGGGAATGAACGTCTATGAGATATTAGGTAAAGACTTCTCACCCTACAATGCAAATCTGTCATTTTTGAAAGTTCACGGTAGGCTTAAAGATCAATGGGAATCTCTAACAGGTAAAGAACATAACCCAGTACGACAGCTTGCAAAGCTTGCTATTTTGATTGGTATGAATTCAAATGATATGGCTGGAGCTGCTTGGACACTTGGCAACAAGGTCAAGAAGGACAGATTGAATCCAATTGAAGAACAAGATTTCTATGCTTTGGATATTAAAGACAATCAATTTATTTCCGTGCTGGAGGCTGTTCAAAAGCATAATGATTTGATTGCAAAGAAATTCTTCTCAGATGCAGGAATCTATTTGCAAAATATTGATAGTAAGATTATGATGAACATTGTAGGACAGATGGGGGCTAAGGGGCATTCTGTGTTAGCCTATCACGATAGCTGTCTTGTAAAAGCATCGGCTGAAAATGATTTGAGAGAAGCTATGTATTCAGCTTGGGAAGATGTACTTGGGGATAGAACTTTTTGTAAGGTAGATAAGAAATGATTAAATAAATCTATAAATGCTTGACTTTTGATAGTTAATAATGATACTCTATCTTTTCCTATTAATAATTTGGTGGTGAAAAGGTGGAGTTAAGTTATTGTGAGAGAGGCCACTATGCAGAGAAAATGAGTAGTGGTCGCTGCAAAGATTGCATTGAAGAATATAATGATGAGTTTTTGAGTGATTTAAGTTTGTTAGAGAAGAAGACTCATAAAAGAGAGTGGAACGAGCAGAGGAATTCCTATTTAACAGAGGATAATTTTGAGAAGTCCGTTAAACACAGAAACTATCTTGCAAAGTATAGATTTTCCAAGCTTGGATTTGAAGATGTTGGTGAATTTACTGTAGAAGACATTCAAAAGTTATTAGACCAGCAAGCTAATGAGTGTGTTGCTTGCATGACATCCTTTGATGACGTAGCTTTTGTAATTGATCATAAAGTTCCTGTTGGTGCAATCACTTCTTGTAATAACATCAAAAATCTTCAATTGCTGTGTGGACCTTGTAACACAGCTAAGGGTAACACAAATAATGATGCCTTTATTTCTGAAATGAGGTATAAACAAGTAATGCAATATCTTTTTGAATTGCAGGAGGAAGAATCTTATGCAACTTAAATGTATTGCATGTAACTCCCGTCTGAGCTTTTATGATTATGGTTTAAAGAAAAGCGATGAGTCTAACGAAGAGGAAGACCTCTGTTCTAAATGTCGTGATGTGGTGTATTCTTGTGAAGAAATCTATACACATGAGTATCAACACGAGTATTTAACAGAAAATTGGGAAGATTTTGTCAAATATAGCGAATAATGCTTGACAAGCAGGGAAATTCATGTTAAACTATCCCCGTCAAATTAAAGAAGTAAATTTTTAAACGGATTGGTGCCCGCACATGCGGGAATTATTCTAGGGACTATATCATAAAAGTAATGAACCGTCCTCATAAGACGAGATATACAGATGCAATTTCTGTTGGTCCCACCACTAAATAAACTATTTCGCTATGAAATAAGGAAAAGACGCTATGTCAAATTTTAAACCGATTCTACCTGCTCAATATCAATTGATGCAATCAAAAGCAAAGCTCACTATCGCTGCTTGTGAACCAGGTGCCGGTGTTACATACGGATTAGCTATTAAAGCTATCCACGAAGCACGAGACAATAATAAGTTTGTTTTGATGATTAGCACATTCCCAGATAGAGCCGGTGCTTGCAATGAAATATTTAAGCATCTTCTAGACGGTGAACAATACCGCTATTCTCAAGCAAGCTGCATTTATACATTCCCAAATGGTGGACGTGTAAAGCTAGTCCACTACGGACATAAAGAAGCTTGGGTTGGTTGTAGTTTTGATGTTGTGTTGTGTGATCATAGGTTTGAATTCCTAGATCATTCTACAATGTTCAGGACAAATCAGATTGTTGTTTCGGCCTATCCAGATGTTGTCATGAATAATGAATGGTTCCATGACTTCTTTGATGGTGGAACATTTGAAGATTTTGTAGAAGTTGTTAAGTTTAAAGCTGATGACAACTTCTTTATGAAAGATAATATTTATTTCGAATATGCAAGCAAATCTATTCCAGAGCATTTCGGATTTAAATTCTAGTTTTGCAAATGGTCAGTAGCCGAGTTGGTAGCAGGCGACGCACTGTTAATGCGTAGGGAAACCCACCGTAGGTTCGAGTCCTACCTGACCAGCAGATTCAAAGGCCGTATGATGTAAGGAACAGCATATTTCTCTTCTAAAGAAATCGACTTGGTTTGAATCCAAGTACGGCTGCCAAATGTTTGGGTGTTCTAATAGGCAAGATGCAGGTCTCCAAAACCTTGCGATTATGGTTCGAGTCCATACCCATTCGCCAAACCACATCAGCGAAATAAAGCAAGTAACGATGTGTATGCTTCACATTATGTTTCTCCTCCATTAAATGTGAAGCTTTCTTCTCTGTATTACATTCTCTCCTCATGTGATATAGAGCTATGTGCAGCTAATGGTCTTTCTCCTTGCCGTTGGCTGCTTCTTTCTAAAGCCTATTTTTGATTAGTAGGTTTCAGAAAGATTTCTTTCTAGAATAATTATAAGAGGTATCTGCGATGGCAGCCCCCAAGGGTAATTCTCAGGGTTTTACAAACAACCCACAAAATAGAAATTCGAAGGGCGTGAAGGGACCAAGAGTCCGTAAGAGTGAACTTCGTAAACTGATTGGTAAGCTTTCAAAGTCAGAAGACAAAGCTGTTGATAATATTGAAAGATCAATTGCCGGTGAAGATATCCCTAAAGAGCAGTTGACCAGTTCTAAATGGCTTGTTGAAAGAATTAGCAGCCTAACTACTGCTGCTGTGAATGAAGAACAACGTAGGAACGCTATTAAGCAATCTCTACAGGAAAACAGTGAAGATACACCAGAAGAAGATAATTCAGAAGGTGTTACTGAGAAGCCAGTTCGCTTTTCACTTCACATGCTTCCAACCAAGAAAGAAGATTAAACAGTTTTGCTGTCTTAGCCTAGATGCATAGGCGCTTCCCTTGTAAGGAAGATCAGGTGGGTTGGATTCCTTCACAGACAGCACCAAATTTGGTGAGCCAGTCGAAACAGCAGGCTTTAAATGTAGCGAGTATTAACAGCCAAATCAAATCAGGCTAGCGCCTGGTATCGTCCTTTGCCTAGGACACACCCCTAGGGACTTCTGGCGGAGTCCCGCTTATTATAACGAATTGACCCTTAGCGGTCTATCCGTGGAGAGGGATGTAGACTTTCGTACATCCATGCTAGTATGCAGGCCAGAGTGGCAGCTAGCACTTATTCAAGTTATCTTACAGAAAGCATTTAAATAGTGTTTTCAACTAAGGCATCTTTCAATCAAATTAATTTTAGGAAATAAAAATGGCTAACAAATATATCGTCCTCGTAACCGGCACTAAAGATAGTCTCGGTTTTGATTTCATGAAGAATGTGGTTTCTCTTGCTAATAAAGGTGCTGTTCTTCAGGAAGGTAAAGTTCCTTTCATGCGTTTCCCTCATCAAGCATTTATGTATTTTGAGACAGATGAATTGATGGAGAATAGCCCAGGCTTTCAGTTCCAACGTATTCAAGAATTGTACACCAAGGAACAGCTAGAAGCTATGGAGTGGGACGATTTCAAAATGGTTCTTAAGCGTGATTTCTCCATTACAGGAAGGAATCGGCAACAAATGACCCGAGAATATCTAAAAGCTGCTGGACAAGAAGCCTCAGAAGAGGTATCTGAAGAGGCGTTAGAATAAAAATAAAATAAGAAGGATGCCATGGCAGATACAATTGAAGTAATTAGATTAACTGGTGAAGACTGGCAGGACGCAAATACTATGTCTGGTATTCCAGCAGGTACAGCAGTCTATATCCAAAGTCAAAGTTCTACTAAAATTATCATGGCTGTTTCAGCCACAAAACCTGCTAAGACATTCCAAGGAATGATTCTTCCTAATGATGTGAAATATCCCGCAACTGTAACAGCCGGTGAAAACAGCGTGTGGTTGTATGGTATTGGTCCTGTAAGTATTCAGGAGGCTTAAACAATGCCTATTATTATTGGAAGACCTAATGGAACATCGGGCGGAAGTGATGGAACTCCTAGTCCAGAACAAGAAGCTCGTTTATCCAGTATTGAATCTGTCAACACACAACAAGACACTAAGCTAGATAGTATCCAAGCTAAAGATACAGAGCAAGATAGTCAACTAACTTCTTTGAATTCTAAAGTTGATGCTGCTGTAGCAACTACAACATCTCAAGCTGAAAGAATCTCAACTCTTGAAAATAACTATGTAGATTACGCCCCTACAATCCAAGATATCCAGACTAAGAACACAGAGCAAGATGGTGCTATCACCTTAGCTAATGGTAAGAATGATGCACAGGATCTTAGGCTTGATGATGCTGAATCTTCCTTAACTTCTCAAGCTTCTAGGTTGACTGCTGCTGAATCAACCCTCGCAACTAAGGCTGATCTTGTAAGCGGGAAGATTCCTCTATCTCAACTTCCAGATCTTCCTGTTGGTCGTAAAGTCTCTGTAGCTGACAAAGCTGAAAGACTTGGCTTGGCTGTTCATCCAGATCTTACAATTGCTTATGAATCTGATACAGCAGATGCTTGGGCTTTGGATGCTGGTGAAGATCCGTCTGTTGAAGCAAACTGGGACAAGCTTGGGAATGCTCAAGCAACAGGCGTACAAAGTTTCAATGGTAGGACAGGGAACGTAGCTCCAACTACAGGTGACTATACAACAGCACAGATCACTACATCAAGTGATAGAGCATTCATCTCTGATGCTGACAGGGTAAGATGGGATAACAAATCTACTCCAGCGTCCGTAGAAGCTGCTGTAAGTGGTTTGAGAACTGAAGTAGACGCCGGTTATATTAAGCTCAATACTCGTGGAGCTGTTAACGGTGTAGCAACTCTTGGTTCAGATGGTAAAGTGCCTACAGCACAACTTCCACCACTTGGACTAACTACTTTACAATCTCAGCGGATTGATCAGATTGAAAGCTTAGCTAGACTAGCAGATGCTAAGGGTGATTCAGCAGCAACGAATATTCTAGCTGTAGATAATAGACTTACACAAGTAGATAATGACAGTAAGAGTCGTGATACCACACAGAACAATAGGCTTACAGCCCTAGAGACAGCAAGTGCAAATCATATTCCCACATCACAGAGGGGAGCTGTTAATGGCGTAGCTCCTCTAAATGCCAGTAGTCAAGTGCCTCTTGTAAACCTTCCAACGTTTATGCCGTCCAGAGCAAGAGCTTGGAGAAACGTGAAGGGTAGTAGAGTTGTTGGAACTTATTATACGGTTAATGGTGGCAATGACTTAACTGTCTTTGTAAGAGCATCAACATCTACTGATGTACAGCGATATCTTCAGATTCTTGTAAGAGAGAATGCATCATCACCTACGTTTGATTTTAGATCTGATGTTTTTGGTGCGGCAGGTAATAGGTGGGTCCAATTGACAGTGATTGTTCCATCTGGTTGGCAATACAGTTTAACAAGTACAGGCGGTAGCACAACAGCTAATACTGAGTTTTGGTACGAGTTTAGTTAAGTAGTTTTACATATAGCCTTCTTAGTTGAGGGCTATACAATAAAATTATTTATAAAATATTTCTATTAGGGGTTGCAAAATCAGCAACTTCGCATTATACTGTATAGACAGTTTAAGAAAGTATGTTGCTTCGGTGGCCTCTACTTTATTTAGTTACAAGCGTTCCGTAAATCCAAACATGAGGCTGTAGTGATACGGTTGGTGAGGTAGGGCGCTTTCTTAATTTGAGAATAGAAGAATTTCTATGAGTGGATTTAAATCTGTAGAAAAGTATGAAAAGTTTATCGAGTCGAACACCTGCGGTACGATGGAAATCCTTGAAGCTAAACCTAAAAAGTTTCTTGTAAAATTTATTGAAACAGGATACGAGGTTTGGGCTGAGAAAGGCAATGTTCTAGCGGGAAAAGTTCTTGATCCAATCTATAAGAAAAAGAAACTTATGGAGTGGAAACCTTTTAACGAAAGTTACACTAATAACGCAGGACACAAGCTAACAGCTTACGCGAAGCGTGGTAATAAAGTTAAGGTACGGTTTGACAACTCGGGCTTTGAGGTTGAAGCTTATATTGAGAACGTAAAGAAGGGTAAGATTAACGACCCTTATGAAATCAGTGTTCTTGGTGTTGGTTTTCTTGGAGAGTATGAAAAAGTTTCCTATTGGAAACAAGCAAAACAGCTTTGGTCGAACGTGATGAAACGTTGTTATAATCCTAAAGACTATATGGGTTACTTTGGTGAAGCCTTCGTTGAAAATGACTGGCAATGTTTTGCTACTTTCCTAAAAGATCTTCCTGAGTTGGAAAACTTTGACAAGTGGCTTGAAGGCAAAACAAATGGAAAGCCTTATAATCTTGATAAAGATTTAAAAATTCCCGGTAACAAGATTTACTCAAAAGAAACATGTATGTTTGTTACTGAGTATGAAAATAAGAGCGCAGGGGCAATTAATGCTCGTGCTTTAGACAAGGTTAATGGAAGATATGGTTGATAACCCAATCGTAGCACCAGCCAGTCCTAAACAAGCCGCCTTTTTACAGGCGGTTTCTGAAAATGATATTGTCCTCTTCGGAGGCGCGGCTTAACACTATGGGTCGCGTTAAACCCCTCTAATTGCTGGAACTCTCATGCAGACAATCAGCAGCGAAGCTTATTAAATAAGAATAAGAACGTTCAGAGACTAGTCGAAAGACGTAGGATGCAAGCGCATTCGAAACGGGGGGCAGCCTTACGGTTGAAGATATAGTCCGATTCTGCAAGCGATTGCAGGAGATTTAGCGAATCTCATAAGTATTTGGGTAGTGGTAAGAGTTACCTTGGAGTTATGGCATTTCTTCAATGGGTTACTGACCCTAGGATGGATAAATTCCGTGGTGTAATTCTTCGAAGAACAATGGTTCAAGTTAGTGGTCCTGGTGGGCCTGCTGAAACAGGCCAAGAAATATATCAGCAATTTGGTGCTCAGTTTAAAGTCAAGGATAGTAAATTTATCTTTCCTAACAAAAGCACAATTGTGTGCAAGGGTTGTGAGCAAGAGAAAGACAAACATAACTTCCAAGGCTGGCAGGTTAGTGCATTTCTCGTGGACGAGGCTCAGCAATTCGAAGAATCTCAAGTTCTTTATTTCATCTCACGTATGCGTACAGCTGCTCCAATGAAGCCGGTGATGATGATGACGGCAAACCCTGACTACAATTCATACTTACGCAAGTGGCTGGAAGATGCTGGTTATCTTGACGATAACGGCCTACCGCGTGCGGATAGGGATGGGAAAAGAATGTGGTTTGTCCGTATCGGTAATGAGATGAAATGGGCAGAGGATAGAGAAGAACTCTTAAAGACTTATGGAGCCAATTGCGGCCCCATGTCTTTTGTGTTCTTGCCTGCTAATTGTCATGACAACCCGGTGCTTTTAGAACGTGATCCTTCCTACGTACATAAACTCCAAAACATGCCGCGTGTAGAAATGGAGCGGCTTTACCTCGGGTCATGGTACGCAAAAGAAACTGCGTCGGGGTTCTTCAAAAAAGACTTCTGCACTCCCGTAAGATTGTTTGAACAAGATATTGTCTCCTATTGCCGAGCATGGGATATAGCTGGTTCCCTACCATCCGAAGCAGTGCCCAATCCTGATGCCACAGCTGGCGTTCTTATTGCGAAGACTAAATCTGGCAGATACATCGTTGTTGATGTAGTTAGATTTAAAGCCAGGTTTGGTGAGGTAATGCAGAGAATTGTACAAACTGCTAAGTCTGATCCAGATGGTACTCAGATCATACTCCCACAAGAGCCGGGTCAAGCAGGAAAAGCGGCGGGTCAAATGATGATCAAAGAGCTTCTTTCCGAAGGCTTTTACGCGAGAATGCGTCCAACAAACAAATCAAAAGTGGTTAGATTTCAACCTTTCGCCGCTGCTGCTGAAGCAGGACTTATCGATTATGTTGAAGATTCGTGGAACGACATTTACTTCGATGAACTAGAGCAGTTTGACGGAAGTAGGAAAAACAAAGACGATTAAATCTGGTTGTCTATAAACCCATTTAATTCGGTGAACATCTCTCTGAGACAATACCGAGCGAAGCTCATTAGTGAGAACGTGTAGAGACTATTATGTAGGGTCGAGTGACTCGAAACAGTGGGCCTCCTTTTGGAGTGAAGATATAGTCCGATCTATATAGCGATATATAGCGGTTCGTAAGAACGGGCAGAGATTAACGAACTCTGTTGAACACTATGCAAGTTGATGCAACATCTGATGCTTTTATTACATTAGCACAGAAGATTAATATTCCTAACTTCTTGTCTGGTTTACAGACTACCAACTTAACGACAAACAATCCCTTCCTTAATGCAGGAGCTTAAATGGCTGAAGATGCTGAAATCTCCCTAGAGGCTGGGGATAACGACGTACCAACTCTATCACTTGGTGAAGCAGGCTATAATGGCTTGCGTGTACTGGGTGGTGAGATAATGGAAGAGTGCTCTCATGAATTGAGATGGCCTCATGCTATGAAAACATTTAAACGTATGGAAAAAGATGGTGCTATTGCCCCTGCTCTTGCCTATGTTGAAATGATGATTTCTCGTGTTGATTGGCACGTAACAATTCCTGAAGGGTATGAGGAAGAACTTAAAGATAAAGCTATTTTCATGCGTCAAGTTATGAATGACATGGAGCATGATTTTAAGTCGTTTATCAAACAAGCAGTAAGCTTTAATCGATATGGGTTTGCTCCAGTAGAGAAGGTTTACCGCTACAGATACAAAGATAAAGGTTCGCAATATAACGATGGATTGATTGGTATTAGAAAGCTTGCATTGCGTTCACAAGACTCGATTGATAGCTGGAAGTTCAGCAATAAAGGTCGCGATCTAGCAGGACTTTATCAGTGTGTCAACATCCCAAGTAACCGAGGAATTGGTGGTTATGAAGAGATTGTTAGGGACTACAGCGAAACAGCGAATTACAAGTTTATACCTCGTAAGAAGTTTATGCTATTCCGTAATAATCCTATCAAAAACAACCCTGAAGGTCAATCACCTCTTGTGGGTTGCTGGTCTGCATGGAAGTACAAGACAGCTTACCAAGAATCTGAGGCTATCAGCGTAGCACAAGATTCGAATGGTTTCAAAGTTCTCTACCTTCCTCCCCAGTACATGACGGCAGATGCTTCAGAAGAGAACAAAGCTGTTTTTGAGCATTATAAAACAATTCTTAAAAACATGCATCAAGCTAAAGAATCGGGTTTGATTTTACCCCTTATTACAGACGACTCAAACAACAAGATGTTTGAGTTTGAGATTAAATCTGTAACTGGTCAGAAATCCTATGACACTAACGCAATTATTCAGCGTTATACTTCAGAGATTCTTACAGCCCTGTTTGCTGACTTCTTGACTCTTGGTTCAAATGGCTCTGGTTCATTCTCTCTTGCTGAATCAAAGATTAGCACTGTTGAGATGGCTATTCAATCAAAGCTTGATGAAATCAAGACTCAGCTTAACTTTGATCTGGCCAAACAGCTATTCCAACTTAATGGCTGGTCTACAGAAGTTATGCCTGAGTGGACGTATGGTGAGATTGGTAAAGTAAGCCTTGATGAGATTTCCAAGTTCATCCAACGTACTGCCGCAGTGGGCCTCGTGCCGAAGGCACCTAAAGTAATTAACTGGATTATGGATCAAGCAAACATCCCTTACAAAGTTGATGAAGATCTTTCTGTGGAAGAGCTTTCGAAACAACTTACACCAGAAACATCACGTAGTGGTGACGGAATGGTCGAGGGCATGAGCAACGGTACTGGATCTTCTGACGGATCATCAGGTGATAGCTCAACATCAAATAATGAAAATGCTTCCTCATTTAATGTAACTTATGAAGTTATCTCTGAAACAGAGGACTTTGTAGTTGCAATGGTTAATGGCAAATCCATTACCTTTATGAGAGAAGACTGGGAAAACTTTAAGGAGTGTTAATGTCACATACTCTATTTAGATTGCGGAGTAAGGTGTTTAATACTCCTCAACTCATGCAAGTAAGTCAGTTTGAATCCATCGTTGAATATCTAAACGCTCGTTGCGAAGAAGATATTGAGTCTGGTGGTGGCCCTACTGAAAGCAACTCTCGGTATTCATATAATCCAGATATGCAAGTAGCTGTAATGGATATTGAAGGGCCTCTCACTTATAAGCCAATCACCTTCATGGGTATGGATTGTGGTGGTGCTAACTATCAAACACTTAAAGAAGACTTTACATATCTTGTAGAGCAAGGTGTTAAGACAGTTGCTTTCAACGCTGACTCTCCAGGTGGTGAAGCTTTCCAGCTTTTCCCAACAGCATCATATATTCGTAAGCTTGCAGATGCAAATGGCGTAAAGATCATCACCTATGTAGATGGATTGGCAGCCAGTGCAATGTATGGCCTTGCTTCCATTTCTGATGAAATCATTATGGCACCAAGTGCTGAAGTAGGTTCGATTGGTGTAGTTGTACGCCTTATGAACGATTCTAAAGCACTAGAGATGAATGGTTATCAACGCACATTCATAAAAGCTGGTGCTAGCAAAGTTCCCTTTGGGGAAGATGGGGAATTTCGTAAAGAATTCCTTGAAGACATTCAAGATAAAGTAGATGTCTTGTATGAAGAATTTACTGGTTTTGTTGCAGAACATCGCAATATGTCAGTAGATAAAGTTAGATCAACAGAGGCGAAAACTTTCCTTCCTGAGAAAGCCTTGCAACTTGGTCTAGCAGATAAGGTTATGTCCGTTGAGGACTTTTACATGTACTTGGCTGACACTGCTCAGGCTAATAAAGGAAGTAATAATTCTGTGTTGAAAAATAAACTTTTCTCTCTTTCTAAAGAGGACAATAACGAAATGACCCAACTTGCCGATATGCAAGCACAACTTGAGGCTCTAACCACTGAGCTATCAACTGCACAACTGGCTGTAGCTGAACTAGCTTCCACTAAAGAAGCAATGGCTACTCTACAAGCTGCTTTCACTGAAAAAGAAACTGCTCTGGCTGAAGCCCTTGAGCAAGTTAAGCAGATGGAAGCTGTTAAAGAACAAATGAAGGCCCAAGCACGTACAGATAAACTGTCTGCTGTTATGGCTGCTGACAAAGTTGAGGCTGTACAAGCTAGCCTCGCTACCCTAAGTGATGAGGCATTTGAAACTGTTCTGGCTGGCTTTGCTCAGCAGAAACAAGCACTAGAAGCTTCTGATCTTATGCAAGAACTTGGTGGTGAAGGTGGTGAACCTGAAGCCAAAACCCAAGAAGAAGACAAAGCCCGTCTATCCACTGAAGCTCTCATCAAACAGCGCCTTGGTTTGAAGTAATACTTCGGCCTCAAGTAAATAATCAAAGGAAAATAATAATATGCCATTTGTTGCTCAAACTTATCAAGCTCGTTTCTCCGATCTTGTTGTTCACGAACTAGACCCATCTGTTGGCTACAGCCGTCGTGACCTTAACGTAACCCCAGGTTCAGTTCCAGTTAAACTTGGTACTGTCGTGTATCGTGCTAAATCTGCTGATCTGACTGCTCCTTGGACTGTACTAGGTGGTGCTGCTCCACTGGTACTGACTAACGAATTCGCTGTTGTTTACGGCGATCATTTCAGCTTCAACCCTTCATTCACCCCACGCGCTATTGCTGCTAATCAGTACAATTCCGTAGGTTTTGTAGGTACTTCTGGTGCTCTGCAACTGAAAGAATACTACATCAAACAAGTTGCTCAGTCCGCTGTTGTTGATGGTGGTGCTGCTCTAAACGACGCTCAGGTTGAAACCCTGAAAGGTCTGCTGGAACAGCAAGGCATCCAAGTCCTCAAAACCCTTTAATTAAAACAAGGATAATTAACTAATATGGCTATTGTACTAGATCGTCAGAATCTCGGTAAAGTTGTTGACCGTACCGACTCCCTGATTGTAATTCCAAACACCGTTGGTATCACTAACGCTCTGGGTCTATTTGAAGATACTTATTCAACTCAAAAGACTGTTGAAATTACCCGTACCACTCGTGGCTCCCATCTGCTGGAAGATCGCAACTGGGACGAACGTAACCAGACTATCGCTGGTCGTGAATCTGACAGCCTCTTGCTGAAGATCCCACACTTCCCTCTGGATGATGCAATTACCCCTAACGATATCGACGGTATTGTTCGTGCTGGTTCCCTGGCGGAGTTTGCTGAACTGGAAACCGTTGCCTCAGTTCGTGCTGATAAGATGATTGACATTCGTGAAGCTCATGGTCTGACCCTTGAAGCTGCTCGTATGCAACTGATCACCACTGGTACTGCTTATGCTCCTCGTGCTACTGTAGCTACCAACTTCTACACTGAGTTTGGTGTTACTCGTACTGAAATCGTTACCGATCTATCTGCTGCTGCTGACCCACGCGCTGTTTATAATGACGCTAAGAAAGCTGCTCGTAACGCTCTGCGTGATGGTCAAGCTGGTACTGTCCGTTCATGGGTTGTTCTTGCTTCTGACAGCTATTACAACGCTCTGCAACAGAACGCTTATGTAACTGATGCATTCAAATATGTAGACCAAGGTCAGGCGACCCGTATTCTGCTGGGTGCTGGCGGTAATGATGTTCCGGGTCTGGATGCTCGCTTTGAAATGATGAGTGTATTTGGTATCACTTTCATCAATGCTGGCGCTGCTGGTTACGAGAATGCTGCTGGTACCTTTGTACCGTTCATTCCAGAAGGCGATGCTTACATGATGCCTGTCGGTATCCGTAACTTCCTGAAGACCTACTACGCTCCTGCCAACCGCTTCGGTACTATCAACCGCCGTGCTCAGGGTAGCTACTTCTTCGAATATCTGAATGAAAAAGACGATATCATCGAAATCATGACCGAACAGAACTTCCTGAACGCTGTTCTGAATCCTGGTGCTATTCTGCGTCTGTCTCTGACCTAATATTAGGTTGGTAAATAAAGGGGATTCATTTCGAGTCCCCTATTATTCTTAGGAGTAAGAAATGGCTGTAGAAACTAAAGCAGGTTGGATTTACGCTGTACGCCAACTAGACGCTGCTATCCAAAGCGGTGCTGGTGTATCAACTAAACCAGAAGTAGTAGCACTAACTCCAATTGCAGATCCCTCAACTGCAACCGCAGAAGATGTAGCAGAAGCTCTAAATGCTATTATCGCTGCTCTAAAAGCTTAATATTCGGGCAAGGCTTTCTTGCCCTCCTCTAAGGAGAGCGTATGGCACTTACCCCAGTAGAACAAGTAAGGCTTTTGATTGGTGATGTACCCTCTTCGCCTTTCTACCAATTGTTTGCCGACGAAGAGTTACAAGCTTTTCTAGATATGACAAATCAAGATGTATTTGCTGCTGCAAGATTGGCTGCAATCTCAGCATCTTTCCAACTGGCCGGTTGGAGTACAAGAGAGAGGACTGGGGACATTGAAGTGTGGTCTTCACTATCAACTCAGTATTTGAAAGCTCTCGATTATCTTATCAAGAACCCAGACATAGCAATCCCCGCAGGTTTGTTCCCATGGTCTGCAAATACCTGTGGAAGCAAGCTAATGAACATTGAAGTTTGTGATGGGGATAATTGTAAAGACGCTTGTGCATGTGCTTGTGAATCTGTTTGTGTTTGTAATTGTGTAGCAGGCCTAACATTTTAAGGAGAAGCTATGTCAAAACCTATGTTTCTCCTAACAAAGAAAGTTCCATTAACATTGCACAGACGAACACAAGGTTCCTATGTAGACGGAGATTGGATTGAAGGATCAACAGTTGATGTTGTAATTCAAGCTAACGTTCAACCATTGAAAGATTATGAACTTCTCCAACTTCCTGAATCTGAAAGATCGAGAGATTGGCAGAAAGTTTATTCTGCTGAGATGATGCTTACTCAAGTTCAAGGCCAACAAGATGCTGACGAATTTGAATGGGAATCAATGGAAGATGGTCAAACTTACACCTATAAAATCATGAAGGTTCGTAGGTATAAGATGGGTATTCTTGATCACTGGCGAGCATTTGCTGCTAGAAAAGAAATTACCCCAAACTAAGGAATGTCTTATGTCAGTTAAAATTACAGTAGACACTTCTGGTTGGGATAAGATTAAGAAAAATCTTCTACAAGCAAACAGAGAAAATTTGAAAGTAGGGTTCTTTGAAGATTCTCGCTATGGTCCTGAGAATGACAACTTACCTGTCGCTACGGTAGCTGCATGGATGGAAGAAGGTGATCCAGTTAAATACCCACCAAGACCTTTTATCCGTATGGGTTTTCTTCCAAGGCTCAAAACCTCTGAATATGTTCCAGTCTTTCAACAAACTATTAAATCTGTTTTAGACGGACAATCTACATTCAAACAAGCATACACAAAGCTCGGGCCTGTGATGGTAAAAGGACTTCAAAACGAAATCATCAGTTGGAGCACTCCCCCTAACAGCCCACAGACTGTAGAGTCTAAAGGGTTTAATGATCCTTTGATTGATAGCGGTAAGATGCTTGAGAGTGTTGATTTTAAAGTTGAGAGGAATGGTTAATGGCTGCATATAGTAATATCAGAAAGGCCATTAGACGTGCCGCGATTCAATCTGTTATTGATTATTTCCCAACAGCAGATGAGCAAAACAAATTTGTGTTCTTTAGTCATGTAGGAGGAACAGAGCCTTCAAGCCCTTACATGGTTATTAACATTCTCGGGATTCAGCAGATTGGTAGACATTCTACTTCAACACTAGCAGACCCTACACAAAATATAGTTAACATCAGAGCCTCTTACGAAATCACTGTACAGTTTGGTTTTTGTGGATCTACTGCTGGTGATATGGCTCAGACCTTTTCACAAAATATTAATAACAATCTATTTTCCTTCTCTGCTTTAAATCAAGAAAAACTTAGTGTTATGCGAAAGTCTAACACAAGGAGAATCCCACAAAAAAGAGATACAAAATGGGTTGAATACTTTAATCAAGATGTTGTGTTCACATACACAATTAATACAGAACAACCTGTTGATTGGGTTGAAGCTGTTGTGATTGAAGACGCTATTTCAGAACCTCCTGAAATATTTTCAGTGCCTGATGGCATCATTTATCCTTAATTAATATAGGAAAACAATAATATGGCTTCGACACTCGATGATGTCGTAAGGGTAGTCATTCTAGATGGTTCTACTGCCATCAGCACGACATCTTTCCAAATTCCCCTTATTCTTGCTACATTTACAAACTTCCAAGAACGTGCCCGCAGCTACACCAGTATTGCTCAAGTGGGTGCTGATTTTGAATCTACTTCTAATGTCTACCTGATGGCTCAAAAGCTATTTGGTCAGACAAGTGTTCTTGGTGCTCCTCCACCTTCTATTGTTATTGGTCGTCGTCAAGTTGATGAAGTAACTCTTACGCCTACCGTTGCTAACTCTACAGTTTATACTGTCACTGTTAATGGCACAGCCTATAGCTTTACATCAGATGCTTCAGCCACCGCTGCTGAAATTACTGCTGGCCTCGAAGCTGCTATTACAGCAACTGGTGTAACCGTAACTGACAATACTGGTACACTAACCATTGAACCTACAGTAGCTGGTGATGGTTATAGTGTAACGGTTAGTTCCAACATCACTAAAGTGGATGGTGCCTCAACTGAGGCATGGGTTGACGCTCTTGAAGCTGTAGAGATTGAAAACGACACTTGGTATCTTCTTGTTGCTGAAACACAAGATGCTGCCGAACAAGAGGCTCTTTCTGACGCTATCCAAGCTCGTGATAAAATCTATGGTTTGTCAAGCGCTGACCCTGCTGCCATCACTACAGCAACTACTGATATTGGTGCTAAGCTAAATGCTAAATCAGCAGGTCGTACATTTGGTGTTTACCTCCCAACTGCTGCAACTGAATACCCAGAAGCTGCGTGGGCAGGTAGCCAACTTGCTGTAACTCCGGGCGCCAATGACTGGGATTTCAAACGTGCAAATGGTGTAACAGTTAGTAAGCTTTCTCCTACTGCTATCACCAATCTTAAGAACAAATCTTGGAACTACTACATTGCTAAAGGCGGTGTAAACATCTTCCAAAACGGTGATATGTTTGATGGAAAGCCTGTTGACACACAAATTGGCAAAGATTGGTTGAAAGCTCGCCTACAAGAAGGTATTTATTTCCGTCTGATTAATAGTCTCAAGGTACCGTTTACTGACGCCGGTTTTGTGATTATTGAGAACGAAATCCGAGCCGTGTTGTCTCTTGCAGAGTCCAATGGTCTTATTGATCGTGGTTGGACAGTACAAACTCCTCCGGTGCTTTCGGTGCCTGAGAACCTACGTGCACAACGTGCGGCAGGTGTGTTTGTGATTCGTGGTCGTCTGCAAGGCGCAGTCCGGTCCATTTCGATAGAATTTTACCTTTCCGTGTAAATAGGAGATTATATAAATGGCTAATGAAAACGTAATCTCCAATTACGCACCAGACGAGCTTACTATCGTCTTGTCTAAGGGAGATTTTGTGCATAAGATTGTAGGATTTGCTGACGGCACATTCCTCTCAATGAATCGTATCGTTCCGACCTCAACGCCATATCAGGGCGTTGGTTCAAGCTCCTTCGGTCGTGTGAAGCGCCGTGTAACTGCAATGGATGTAACTGTTACTCTACATCAAGGTAGTCCATCTAACACAGTTCTACAGCAGCTACAGATTGCAGATGCTAACACAGCAGGAAATGAATATGTATTTAACTGTACGATTCGTGACCTTAGTGGCCAAACAGTAGCATCTTCAAACAACGCTATTATTGCTGCCCCTGCCATTGCTGATTTTAGTTCAGAGTTTGGCACTCGTGACTGGAGTATCTACCTGTATGGTAGTGATCTGTTTATTGGTGGTAACACACCTCTGGCACCAGATGAAGTTGCAGCAATGGATGCACTTGGTGGTACAGTTGAGGATAAGTGGCGTCTTAATCCTTAATCGTTATAAGGGGTACGCTCAATATCTCAGCAATCAAAGCTGCGCTATCCGTGCCCCACATTAAGGAGATTATATGGCAGATATTTTCAACTACGTTCCTGATGATGTTTCTGTTCTGATAGCTGGTCTTCTTACAGCAGATGGATTTGTAGACGGTACATTCGTCAATATTGATAAAGACGATATGCCTTACAGGTCCAGAACTACAGCGGATGGAAGGACAAGTAGACTTTACAGAAGAAGTCAAACTTACACAGTTTCATTAACGTTCCATCAAGGATCAATTGCTAACGATTTTCTTACAAAACTCTGGCAATTAGATGAGGTGACAGGTAAAGCTAAGTTTACAATGCTTGTTAAAGACAGAAGCGGAAGTGACCTTTTCTTTGCTTCCACTTGCTGGATTGAAGGTGTTCCTTCTTTAGTTAAAAGCAATGGTATTGACAGTAAAACTTGGAGAATCAAGTGCTCCTTTGCTACAATTAACTTTGGTAATAACAAAGAAGAATCGACAATCGTCCAAGACCTTGTAAACATTGCAACCTCAACACTTCCTGCACTTAATGGTATAATCTGATGGCTAATAATTTTACTGTTGCAACTTACAGCCCATCTGATGTACAACTGACTATTGCAGGTTATACGATTGCAGGGTGGGATAGAATTACAATTACCAGAAGAACAGATAGCTTTAAACCTGTATATGGTATAAGAAGTAAACATACAAGGGTTCCATCAGGGAGTCCCAGTAACAAAGATACATCTGCAATGCTTACTTTCTCTTTATCACAAGAATCTACTTCTAATGATATCCTGTCAGATATCCACGCAATGGATATCGCTAATGGTACAGGACGACTTCCGATTACACTTAAAGATTTGAGCGGGCAATCAGTTTTTTCTTCTGATGAGGCATACATTCTATCTTTCCCTGAATCAGCATTTGTAAATGATTTTAGCAACAGGGATTGGAGAATCTTTTGTCAGACAACTAAAACTTATAAGGTTGGCGGTAACACTTCTCCACAAAGCTCTATTCTTGACACAGCAGCATCTTTCATTTCTAGTATTTTCTAGAGACATTATAGGATAAATAAATGGCTACGTTTGACCTTCTTGAACAAACCGAAGTTACGGTAGGTAAAGATACATACACTATTACAGCTATGACAGCAACAGAAGGACTTAAGTTCCTAGATGAGAACCAAGAAGTTCTAGACTCCGGTAAATCCGATGTCGCTATCATGCGAAGAATCATTTGCAAATATGCTACATTAGGTAGTGTTGCGATTGATGAAAAGAAATTTGATAAGCACTTTGCTCGTAAGTATAAGCAAATGCGAACGCTCTACATGGAAATTCTTCAATTTAATTTCCCAGAAACAGAAGAGGGTTTTCAGGAACCCGATACAGAAGAATAATAAAATCTGCATCGGGAGACAATCCTACAACACTTGAGAAGCAAATATCTGATAAATTTTCACAGAATTGGTTGATATATAGAGTGGCTATGCACCCTAAAGGTGGGATGGAACTAGCTCTTAAAATGAGTACACACTACTCAACTAGACAACTTTATGATGTGATAGAAATGTTGGATGTGTATGATGCTCTTCTTGAGCAAGGTAAAAACAAGAAAACTTCTTAAGCCTCTCAAGGAGAATAAATGAATATTGCGTCATATTATGCATCGGTCGGCTTTAATGTAAATACAAAAGATATTCAAAAAGTAGACAGAGCTATTAGTTCTGTTGAAAAGAAGCTTAGGGATTTTAGTAGAAGACTTTCTGCTTCTTATGCAATTAACCTTGTTAAATTTAATGTTAATGAAAGAAATCTGCAAAGGGCACTAGGTAATGCCCTTGATGTCGCTTCAACAAGAACTGTATTTGAAGTGAACAGATTTGTTGTAGATCAAGCTTCTTTAAATCGAAGTCTAACTACAGCTATGAGGACAGCATCTACGGTCGCTTCTAATAGTCTTAACCTTAGACCGAATGTACAGCAAAACCGAACAATTCCTACAACACACGCTGGTGTTCCTCATTCTGAGTTAAACAGAAGAACAAGAACATATGCTGGTATGGGTGGCATTGGTCTTGGACTGATGGGTCCACTTGGCTACGGTGCTCTTGCATTAGCTGGTGGTGGTTATGGTCTTGGTGCTTTGAACAGGCGTAACCAAGAAGTAGTATCTTCTCAATTGCAATCACAAGCTGTAGTGCAGCAGGCTGGTGGTACAGCAGAACAAGGTCAAGCTTCGTTTCAGTATTTAAGATCAGAAGCAAATAGAATTGGTTTCAACTATCTTGATGCCTCTGCTGATTACAATAAACTTATTTCTGGCTTGACTGGTTCGGGGTTTGGTGTCAGGGAAAGTCAAAAGGTTTTTTCTGGTTTTGCTGAACTGGCCCGGGTTAACAAGTTGGATAGAACTACTCAAAATAGGCTATTCAGGGCATTAAGTCAAGTAGCAGGTAAAGACCAGTTAATGGCAGAAGAGCTTAACTTTAGGCTCGCTGCATAGAAATATGCAGAAAAATTTACTTCTTTAATTGCCGGAAGTTCCCGTCAGGGGTTGAATACTTCTCCAGATAGTGATATACTGGATGAACCTATTTGTAATTGAATAGGGGATAGTAAAAATTTCAATCATAGGGATAATCGGCAGCGAAGAATCTTAGAAAATCCCGAATATCAGTAAGGACTAAAAATGCAAGAAAAAATAATCGGTGGTGTCATTGTTCGACGTTCTACATTTTGGCCTAATTATGGATGTAGTGTGGATGGTAGAGCATTCAGGTGGGATAGAGAAAAAGAGATGAAGGTCGGGATGTTACGTGGAGATGATCCTAAAAACTATCCCTGCTTCAGAGTTTGCCACGACAATAAGGCTTCATGGGCAAACATACACGTTATGATCGCTGAGTGTTGGATAGTGAACGACGATCCAGAGTTGAAGATTGAAGTTAACCATATTGACGGAAACAAGAGGAATTACTCTGTTGATAACCTAGAATGGTCAACCAAATCTCAGAATCAACTTCATGCAATTCAAACCGGTTTGAAGCAAAAGGGTGAGGATCTGTATAACGCCCAGCTAACAGAGACACAAGTTCATATTATCTGCCAAGAGCTTCAACAGGGAGCTAGACCGAAAGATTTGTCAGATAGGTATGAAGTTTCTGTGGATATTATAAGAAAGATTAAAGATGGTAGTACATATTTCCATATTAGGTCTTTGTACCCGATGGAGCATAACTACCGAAAAGACTTTTCTGAAAATACAGTAAGATGGGTCTGTGATCAAATTATCAAAGGATATTCGGATAAATCAATTTCTGAAATGTCTACCAATAAAGATTTGGTGATAATTGAAATCAAAAGAATGCGTAACAAAATTCGTTACCGTCATATTACGGACGAATATTTCTAAGATTAACGTTCAACGGCCAGATCGAAAGATCGTAGGATCAAGTGATCCGAAATGGGAAGAATGTGCACAGGTAAAGCTGAACATTAAGATATGGTCTGTTCTATATAGAAATATGTAGCTGGATTAAACATCCGGGGGAGGATTAACGACCCTCCCTGAACATTAAGTACAGGACAAATTGCCGAGGCACTGCCGGGGGGAGTTTCATTGTTTGCCCAAGCGTACAAGAGGCAAACAGGTAAGGACTTAGGTCTGGGGGATACCAGTGCCAATAGTTCCGAAGATATTAAAAAGCTTCTTGCTGCAATGAAGAATAGAGAAGTTCGGGGGGAAATCCTTATCGCAGCGGGTCAGATAGCATCTGAACGGGCTAACAAGGGTGGTGCTTTAGACCTAGCCTCACAAGCGTCACAAGCCGAACAAGCTCGTTACCAGAACAGGGTAAATGACCTTGCTGTGTTGGCTTCAAATTCAGGTGTAGAAGATGGTTTTGCTCGTATTTTCCGCACCTTAAACGCAGGGTTGGGCGAGTCTAATGGTTTGGTACAGGGTCTAGCTGAAAGCTTCAACGAGGCTACTAAATGGGCTGATGATTTGGCTTTATTCCCACAATCTTTTGTAAGGGCATTAGAAGGTAAGGATTCTCTAGTAGGGGATTGGTTAGGTTACGACACTACTAGACAATTGGTTGAAGATTGGAAACAAATTAAAGAGCTTTGGTCACAAATAAGTTCTATCAAAGCTGAAGACATCTTTGGTGATTTCTTACCAAGCCTTCAATCTACAAGTAAAGAGCTTGCTGATATTCTTTCTGTTATTCGTGAAATTAAGAATCTTAGGGATGGTATCCTACCTACCACAAAGATTGAAGCTCAAGACATTCCTAAAATTAAGCCATTTGACTTCTTACCAGAGTATACAAGTCCTTTTGAACTTGCTAAAGCTGGTGTTAATAATTTCTTAGTGAATCTTAACCAAGCACAAGAAAAGTCGAGAGCTATTAGCGATCCTAATTCCATTTATTACAATGACCCCGCTGGTTATGACCAGATGGAAATGGACAGACAGCAATATGCTGTTGATAAGCCAAGAGAGGATCTTTCAAGGTATCGTCCACAAAGCAAAGAAGAGATTGAAGATTTCAACAATCAGCAAAAACTAGCTGCAATGGAAGATGCCAGTATTGTAAATAATTCTACAACAACTAATGAAATTACAATACAGTTAAACATTGATCCTATTACGTTAGCACAAATGGATATTCAAGCACAAGCACAAGAGCTTACACAAGTATTTGCTGCTAACCTTGGAGAGATTCTTGTACAATTCCCACAGAAGGAGTAGGTATGTCTTTAGCACTAAAATATGATGATGATAATGGTGCTGGGTTTATCTTCTTTGATGCAGTGACATCCTACTCGCAAGACTATAGCGGAAAGATAACTCAACACCCTATTGATGCTGGCGGTAACGTAACTGATCACTACTACAAGAACAATCCTAAATTCAGGATAGGTGCAGTTATTTCAGGTATTGATATATCCACCGGTACTTATCTCATTCAAGATAATGAGGGTAACTCACCAATTAATGCAAACCCACCTACTTCTTTAGTTAGTGTAAACTCCACCGATTTAAGCCTTGTACAAAGTATTCTTCCAGATAGTATTGGTCAGTTCTTCTCTATGGCAGATAGTAATATTGTCATGGATTCCCCAAGAACTGATTTAATAGAGCAAATAAGAAAAGCTCTGATTTCTTTAACGTCTGGTGAGATATTCAATCAAGAAACTGGGCAGTATACACCAAAGGTTAAAGAGCTAGAGCTTTATTCTTATGATGGAACAAAGCTTGTAGATGTAATTAACCGTGTTGTAATGACAAGTGTAACCTTCAGGGAAACACCAGACACAGGCTATGCTCTATATTGTGATTTTGCATTTGAACAAGTTACTTTCGCAAACCTCAAGAAAGCAGAATTGCCTGATGATGTTAGGAAAAAGCTAAAGAAGAGTAAAGGTAAACAAGATAGCAAAGTTCAAGATGTGGGTACGGGTGATAATCCCCCTAAAGATATAGACCCTTTAAGACAAGCTAGGGAGAATTAAAATTGGCAGATAAGTATGTTAATCTCCCTTTATTTTCAGATGCTGATTATGAATATGCAATTGCCTTGGAAGGTGTTTCTTATGTATTAAGATTTATCTTTAACGAAAGAATGCAATTGTACACTATCAACTTGTATGATGCTGACAGAAACCCTATTGTTCTGGGTGAGGCTTTAGTTCCAAGCTATCCGCTGTTCTTTGATTACGCATTGCTACCATTATCTGGTTATTTCTACATGGAAGAGAAAGCTAACATTATCTCTGAAGCTTACAAGGTTTACCCAGATCGTGTAGACCTTTATTACAACTTCTACTACATATACAGCACAGGTTAAACTTATGACTATCCAAAGAAACCGTCAGTACAGATTAATAGTTGGTGACTACAAAACTGGTGATGGTCTTTTGATAGAGAATCTTCAAGTCACCTTCGATATTAGTAAAAGTAGCGACAACAAAAACAGAACTAATTCTGCTTCAATTGAGGTTTATAATTTAAGCCAAGAGAGCTTGAAGATATTAGATACTGATTATCCAGCAGCTTCTTTTGAAGCAGGCTATGTGGATACTGGCGGGCCTAAGAGGCTATTCGCAGGACAAGTGACCAGCGTGTCAACCAGAAAATCTGGTACAGATATGATTACCAGAATAACTATGGGGAGTGGTTACACAAACCTCAACCATCAGATTTTAAGTGAACTTGTACCTCCGGGCACTGATGTAAACAAAGTATTTGAGAAAATACGTGTAGCCCTTGGTGCCGATAGAGGTGTATACAACATCACAACCAATCTTAACAATGAAATTATCTCTGGATACCCGCTTTCAGGTACACCAAGAGAAATGCTTGATGAAATATCTGAAAAATTCCAGCTTGATTGGCAGCTAGATGATGGTGTGTTGTACATACACAATAACGATAGACCAGCTACAGAGCAGTATCAATTAGCATATGTCATTTCTCCGTTTACAGGTCTTATAGAAAGACCTTATAGGGTATCTGGAGATAAAAGAAGGTCTAAGAAAGATAAAGCAAAGAAGCCCGGTGTTCAAATGAAAATACTGCTTAACCCTGAAATCTCAGCAGGAAGTATTATTCAAATAGAAGAAGGCGAGCTTAAGGGCTGGTACAAAGTTGATAGTATAAGACATTATGGCTCTTGGCGTGGTGACTCATGGTTTACGGATATTAAAGGCAGCTTGATTGAAAAGGTTGTAAAGAAATGAATTCAGAAATGCAAGATTTACTTATCGCAGCCTTTAACTCACAAATGAATAATGTGCATACTGCATTGCCTTGTGTAGTTGTACAGATTCAAGGACCGGACAGGGTAGCTATACAGCCAGCTATTAATCAGAAATTCAAAGATGGGGGTACAAAAGAAAGACCTGTAGTTGTCAATGTTCCTGTTTCTTTCCCTGTCTCTAAGTTTGGTGGAATGACTTTCCCGATTAAACCCGGTGATACAGGGATGGCTATTTTCTCTATGCGTTCAATTGAGGCATGGAAGAACTCTGATGGTTATCCATCTACACCTTTGAATTACGCCAAGATGGATAAACAAGATGCTATGTTTATTCCAGGCTTACAAACTTCTTCAACATCTTCCAATAATCCTGCAAAACATTTGTGGGATCATAGTATTGAAGACACAGTGATGTTTAGTGGTCTTGGTACTGGTAATGAAGCAGAGCTTAGGATTAAACCTAATGGCAATATTCTAATCCGTACAAACCAAGATGTATCCGTTGAATGTGATAATGCAAGTGTTTTAGCAAACTCATCAGCAGCAATTACAACACCAGAACTTACTGTTAATGCAGAGAACACTCTTTGGACAGGTAATTGCACATGGGTTGGTAACGTTGCTCATATAGGCACATTTACGTTTAACTCGATTCCATTTGCAACACATAAGCATGTGGGTGTTCAAACTGGTAATGGCACGTCTGGTACACCAGTACCATAAGAAAGGTGTATTATGGACCTCAAAATTGATTATTCAACAGGTGATGTGATCTTTGTAAATGGACCTTTAACCAAGTCCGATGTTACACAACCACTTGTTGAAACTGTGCAGCAAAGACTGTTTATTCGTCTTCGAACTTTCTTAGGTGAATGGTTTTTAAACACTGCCTATGGCGTACCTTATTTTCAAGATGTATTGGGAAAGAAAACTACGAAAAGCGCTGTTGACCTTATTATGCAGCAACAGATTTTAGCAGAAGTTGGAGTTAAAGAAATTACCTATTTTAACTCTACTTTAGTAAACAGACAATATTCATTAAATTTCAGGGTTAAGGTGGTTGATGGCTCAACGACTGACACTATCTCTATTACCCCTCCTAACTAAAGGATAACATATGGCAGGTTTGACAGATAGTGGTCTTGACATCTTAAGACTTCCTGAAATCTTAGCAGTATTGCGTCAACGAGGTGTGGATGCTTTCCAAGATCTTGTAAGCCCAGGCGATCAAGTTGATACAAGTGATAGTTCTGCTATTGGTAGAATGATTGGTATCATCTCTGAACCTTTGAGCGATTTATGGGAAGTCGCACAACAAGTTTACTCTGCCTTTGATCCTAACTCAGCTTCTGGTATTGCACTTGATAACCTTGTAGCTATTGGTGGTTTAGTTAGACAACAGCAAACATACTCCACCACTCAAGAACTTCTGAGTGGTGATAATGGAACGACTCTCTCTTCTGGATTAGTGTTCGGATCTACAACCAGTGCTTATCAATGGCAGCTGCTCCCAACTGTAAACTTAGTCCCAACTTCTGCTACGGGTGTTGGGGTATTTCCGAGTACAGTGGCAGACAGCACATTGTATACTCTCACCTATGCTACTACAAGCACAACCAATACGGTAAGTTACACAAGTGGTGTTGGTGCTACAAGAGATTCTATTATCGCTGGTATGGCAGCCCTTATTACATCAAGCCATCCGACTCTAACAGCTACAATCACAGGTGCAGGCTCAACTGGGATCTTGTATGTACAACGAGTTGATGAATTTTCCACTGTAGATTTTACAAGCAGTGCAAACCTAGCAATCTCCAAAGTAATTAAACTTGGAGAAGTACAAGCTACAACGGTTGGTCCAATCTCTGCTGATGTAAATACAATTACAAATATCCTAACCCCGGTTATTGGTCTTGATTCTGTTACAAACATAGTTTCAGCCACCATTGGTAGAAATATTGAAACGGATGAAGAGCTTAGGGAAAGGTTTAGAAATGCCAAGTTTGAAAGAGCTAGTAATATTATTGAGTCCCTTTATTCAGCACTCATTAATCTTGAAGGTGTAGAGGAAGTTGTCATCTATGAGAACGACACAAATACCACAAACGCTCAAGGTGTTCCAGCACACAGCTTTATGCCAATTCTTCTGGGTGGCGTAGGAAGTGAGATTGCTTTGAAGATTTGGGAAAACAAGCCAATGGGTATTCAGAGCTTTGGGGATACTCAAGTTACTATTTACGACAGTCAAGGTTACGCTCATGTGATTGGCTATCAAAGACCAGATCCTGTACCTGTATACATTTCAATGACAATTACAACAGAACCTAACTTCCCAGCTACTGGTCCTGATCAAATTAAATCTGCAATTATTTCTTACTTTGATCAAAACCAGGGTATTGGTGATGATGTTGTGTATTCAAGACTTTACACACCTATCAACAGTGTTCCTAATTTCCAAGTAGATAGTTTGACTATTGGTACAGCACCAAGCCCTGTGGGTACGTCAAACATCGTAATTAACTTTGACCAACTAGCAACCATAAGCGCTTCAAATATTTTAATTAATGGTGTGTAAATATGGCAATCAATGAATTTGAAGAAATCGATTACCTCGATCTAGCCAGGACACGTACCACAGAACAATTCAAACTTGAAAATGCTCCTGTCTTCGATGCATTCCTTAAACTACTTACAGTTGAGATGCAAACTTTACAACAGACGTTTCAAGATTTAATGCAACTTAGAAGTCTTGATACTGCTACTGGCGAACAACTAGATGTAATTGGTCGTATTGTAGGTCAAGAGAGAGTATTACTTAGCGCAGACTTGTATGAATTCTTTGGTTTCCAAGGAGCTTTGAAAGCTGGTAGCTATGGCAACCTAACAGATCCAAACATCGGCGCTAAATGGTGGAGTTTAGGTAAGCCATTAGGTGGCAATGTACAACTAGACGATGACACATACCGAACGTTTATTAGGGCCAAGATCCTTAAGAACACTACAGCCTCTACGTCAGAAGACTTTATTAAAGCAATTAATATTATTTTCGGTACAGAAAGCACTTTAGCTATCGAAGATACAAGTACAGAGCCAGCTACAGTGATGGTACTTTTCAACAGGCATCTTTCTGATTTTGAAAAAGCTCTTCTTTATTATGTGGATGATTCTGGTGGATATCCGTCAAGACTTATTCCTAAAACTGTAGGCGTAAGGCTCATATTTGGTGAGTACACAAGGACAGATGAACCAATCAGTTGGTCATTTACTTATGATGGTGTGTCTTTCGCATACGATTTCCCCTACATGTACAACCCAGTTCCAACTTACTCTGACAGATTTGATGAGTCAGACATAGATATTATTCTTTATTAAGGAGCATTATGGCTAATTTAACAGAAAATCCAATCTACGAGCCGGGGATTTTTCAATTAGAAAAAACTACACCCCCTCTGGGTGGTGCTCCTGCTTTTAATGGACCAAATCCATCGGCTGGTCATGCTAACGTACAAGCATTGCAGCTTGCCAATCGAACAGCATATCTAAAAGAGCAGCTTGACACAAACCTTAGTCAAGTCTACAGCTATGCTGAATTAAGGGCTTATAGCGGACCTGCCTCCACTATTAAAGTCATTGACTCATTTAGAACCGGCAGATTCAGGAAGCTGGCAACAGACCCGACTGGATATACTGACGATAGCGGTATTACGATTATTGCAACAAACGGTTGGGTATGGCAACGTATTAATGCTGAAGAAGTCTTCGTAGACTGGTTCCTGCCTCAAGCATGGGAGGAAGGATTGACTAATGATAGTCCATACTTTCAGAAGGCGGTCAATGCCCGGCGTAGTAACGGCGGCGGGACTGTTAAATTCTCTAGAAGACATCTTATTGACACAAACTTATTTGTAGAGGACTATGTATCTTTAGTCGGTGGTATTGACCTTCCAGATGAAGTTTTAGATGGTGTTCGTAATTATGATGAAAAACGGTCATTACTGATTGTAAACCCTGCCGCAACAATCACGGTTCGTAGTGGGTCATCAGTATCACGTTGTTTGGTGCTCAGGAAGGGTCTTGACCTCCCATTTACCGATGCTGCTGCTGCTTCCGCTGGTGTAGCTGCCTTCTCAGGAACTGCCTTTACCGTGGGTGGTGCTGGGGCATATTTCCACCACCTCCTAATTATGGGCTTCAATAAAGCAATATATTCGTTTAATTGCGAGAGGGTGAGATGTGAGTATGTACAAGGCGATTGCACAAATGGTATTGAGGTAGGCAGCGCTTTTGATGTTTGTTATGTAGAGAATTGCCACTTCTGGCCCTTTACAACGACTCACCAGTCATGGACAACTGGTGAGTTAAATAAGCGTTCGGGAACAGCTTACAAATATGCTGATGTGGGTGACTGGAGTAAGTTTACAAACTGCTTTAGTTATGCTTACGAACGAGGCTATGTGGTTGACTCTTGTGATAATGTAAGCATCGTAGGTTGTGGAGCCGATAACTATGGACCAAGTATAAATACAACTAGCATTGCTTTTGAGATTAAAGGCACATCTAAAGATACACTATTGACTGCGTGTCAAGCTGCCGCACAATGGCGCGGTGTATCTTTAGACATATCTTCAACGATTAGTGCCAACATAAAAATCACGAGTTGTAGTTTCTGGGATAATGACGATATTGATATCTACTTGTCGAAAGGATTCGCAACTATTGATTCGTGCACATTCCGGAACACACCTGTAGGTGTTTACGCAGAAACTTCCTGTGATGGCGCTTCTGTACAAGGTTGTATCTTTGACTCTAATGCTTCAACCCCCCTTTCAGGGCCTTCCCGATATAAGATTAGCGAAATAAATAATAAATTCATCAACACTGATGAAGATGACACCCCACTAATCTCAAATCGTATTTTTATCTTTGCTGACCAGTCACTTCCCATCTTTGCCAAAAATCTTTTTGAAAACAAGAGTGATAAGGATGGTTATGTCTTAACCTTGAGCAGTTTAGGTGATGAAGAATCCGCTACAAGCGTAGTAGAAGAGTTCTCAGACTGCCTTATGTTAGATGGATCTAAGGTTAATCGTGGCACCAACAGGAACTTCTTGACTGTCCGAAAGCGTTACCACGATGTTAATCAACGGGAGAGAAAAGCTCTTACAATTACCAGAGTAACACCAACATGCACAGCAACAGGATCGGCCATATATTCAATACTTGGTGACTCTAACATCAACCGGCAATTTTCGGCTAGTGTTGATGCAAAACTAAGAGCAAGGGGGTTCAATCCTCAGTTCATAGGAACTATGAACGGTATGGGCCTTTCTGATACTTCGGTTAATGGAGTAGCTGGCCCTCTTGGCGAGGGGCGTGAAGGATGGAGAACATCCCACTTTACGAACAGGGACTCTAGTTTCGCACCTGTTCCAGTTGGGGGTGAATCTGCGTACATGTCCCTGACGAAAGCTCAGAAAGTTAGTATTAACCCTTTCATAAAAGCTGACAGCGGTCCTGACTCTTTCAACGGATATGTCTTTGACTACAAATTTTACCTAACTCGTTTCGGTCTTAGTACACCTAACTCAGTGGGTATAGGCCTCGGGGGTAATAATATCCTTGAAGCAGGAACTCCTTCAGAAATCGCCGATAGGTATATCAACGACCTAGATATTATGGTTCGCTCCATACGCGCAGCGGGGGCTGACATCGAGATTTGTCTTTTCCTTCGAGGTGTGTCAAAAACTGAAGATCAGGATGGTAAATGGATCAAGCACAGAGAACTACAGAAAAGATTAATCTCTTATAAAAACTCATCATCTGACACTAAGCTTCATCTCATCTCAAGCTGGGCGCACATGTCTCAGGAAGCTGGTTGGCAAGTTAATGGTCCTACTGACGATTATGGTGTTACTCACGGAGTTATCGGAGATAATGTTCACCCGCAGTTAGGTAGAGAGAACCGCTATCTGTATGCCGAGTCTTTCGCCCCATTTGCAGCGTGGGTGACGTACAAAAAGGGTAATGGATTCTTAGACCAAGGAATACCAACACAGCATTCTGGTAAGACTGCCGGTGTTTATGAATTATTAGGTATAAACACCGTACCTTTAGTTCAACAAACAGGGCTTGTTGGGTATGAAGCTGCTCATGCAATTTCAAGGATCAGTGATGGGACTTCAGGTAGTTATCTATTACTTGGTAAGTCCCGAGGAACAGAAGTTGCAAGAACCCCTCCTGTGAATGGCGATACGTTAGGTACTATCTTCAGTGCTGGCTACATAGACGATATGTACCAGTCCGGTTCAGGTATAGGTTTCTATGTAGATGGGACACTAAGTCCCGGAAATAGAACACCATCTGCAATACGCTTAAGTGTTGTTAACTCTTCTTTCAACAGAATTGATGCACTAAGAGCAAGGGCCGATGGTAGCATTGAAGCGGGTTCCGATAACGCTAGGTCAAATGGTACAGCATCTTTCAGATGGGCAACCACATATTCAACTCAATTCCGACCAGGTACTGGAAGCTCAATTTGGACTTCTGGTACTGGAACTCCAGAAGGATCGGTCACTGCCCCAGTCGGATCAATGTATACGCGTACAGATGGCGGGGCTGGGACAACCTTGTATGTCAAAGAGTCGGGCAATGGAAATACTGGATGGGTTCCTAAATAATGGCAGAAATAACTAAACCTTCAGATATAAATAAGATTTGGGCAGCGAGTGGGGAGATTGTAACCCCCGCCGATACCAAGATCAACAACGGATGGGTGGAGGAAATCCCACCTCACGAGTGGGAAAACTACTTACAAAACAAACAAGACCTAGCTATTGCACACATCAATCAGCACGGTATTGCTGTGTGGGATTCTGTAACAGAGTATCAGGCAGGTAAGAGTTACGTAACAGGCTCAGATGGTGTTATTTACGTTTGTATCTCAACAAATGTGAATAATAATCCTGTGACAGACCTATCACAAGCGTATTGGGTAAATTATAGCGCAAATGGCTACGTACTTATTTCCTCTAGTCAAGCATGGGCAGTACCTAAGATCCTATCACTAGGGATTAAAAAACCCAAGGTTACAGTGCAAGCTGGTGGGGGTTCCGGTGCGTTAGGTATTAATAACGTGCGTGGCGGCGGCGGTGGTGCAGGAGGTACAGCTATCGGAGTGGTTGATCTTACTGGAATAAACTCAGTCAATGTAACCGTAGGTATAGGCGCAGCAGCTATCACTTCCAATCTTATCAATGGGGGTTCTGGCGGTAGTAGCTCTTTCCTAACCTTGAACGCATCAGGTGGAGCAGGCGGTGTTAGATATACAACATCAATTGCGCCTTCTGGTGGTTTTGGTGGCAGTGCTTCCGGTGGTGCTTTGAACATCCGTGGCGGTGATGGAAGTGATGGAACAAAACTCACTTTAAACGGAGTTGACTACGATGGTGGATCTGCTGATGGTGGCAGTAGTTACTTTGGTGGTGGAAGACGAGGCGGTTCAGGTCCGGGAACACCATCTACAACACAAGCAGCACCAGGATCTGGCGGTGGTGGTGGTACGAACGTCAGCGCCAGAGGTTCTAATGGCCTTGTTTTAATTGAGTGGTAACTCACTCTGTTCGCACATAGCACAAGGAAGTGCTTTATTTAAGAGGGAATTATGATTGATTATAAAAAAGCTTCTGATTCTCTTGGAGTTGAAGAAGCTGCTATAAAAGCTGTTGCTTCGGTTGAAAGTAGTGGTAGTGGTTTTATAACTGACTCACAAGGTAATAAAATCCCTAAGATTTTGTTTGAACGTCATATTATGTTTCGTCGTCTTCGTGACTTTACACCTATCAAGTCAAAAGACATGGCTGCATGGTATCCTAATATTGTAAATGAAAAATCGGGCGGATACAAAGGTGGTTTGGCTGAACACGAAAGGCTTCAAGCAGGCGTCAATATAGACAGAAATACTGCTCTTGAAAGTTCTTCGTGGGGGGCTTTTCAAATTATGGGATACCATTGGAAGACTTTGGGCTACTCCTCAATCCAAGCTTTTGTAAACGATATGTACACAGAACAAGGTCAGTTGGATGCTTTTGTTAAGTTTATCAAAGCAGATAATAGACTCGTAAGGGCTTTGAAAGAAAAAGACTGGACTACCTTCGCCCGTATCTACAACGGACCTGCATACAAAATCAATAATTATGACAAAAAGATGGAGGAAGCTTATGGAAGATTCAAAGCAAACTGAGACTCCTCTTACAGAAAACACAGAAACAGAAGCAAGTATCCCTACTCCAAGCAAAGTAGCTCTAGTTCCTAACTGGAGAAAGGTTTTCTTCACTTGGTCTTTTGCTTTCCATAGCCTTTCTGTTCTTCTAACATTCATTGATCAGATCCTCCCGTTTCTAGGGATGTTAGAGCCTACCATGACAACCCAAACCTATGCGGTTATGATGTTCATCCTTAATGGTCTCGGATTGTTGTCAAGATTCATAAAGCAGAGAAAGCTATGGGAATATCCTATTAAAGAGGAATCAAAAGATGGGATTTCTTAGGCTTTCATGGCCCTTTTATGCGATTGTAGCACTAACCCTTGCCTTGGTACTGGTTGGGTGGTTATACAAAAAAGAGCTTCATTATTCCGCACAATTAGAAGTTGCTAACTCGTCTTATCAGGCAGCTATCGTATCGTACCAAGATGAAGTTCACAAGAAAGATCAAGCCTGTACAATTACAGATAAAACAATTGTTGAGCTTGAGCAAGAGAAGTCTTCTATTTCAGATAAGTCTGATGTTATCACAGAATCGCTAACAAAGCTTCCTAAGAAAACTAATAACGGAGCTAGCAATGCTCCTCAAAAGGAAAACGAAAATGTCATTCAAAAAGACGTTTATTTGCCTGATGATGGGCTTTTATCTAGCAATCTCCGCAGGTTGCTCACAGAGTCCTATTGTATCGCAGAGCCGACCAGTCACGAATGTCTATCCTCCCGACAGTCTTCTGACACATCCATGTAAAGCTGTTCCTGCTGGTGAGAGTTTGATTGAATTGGCTATCGCCTACAACAGAAACACTTCTTGCATTGCTAAGTATAAAGCACAGATTCAGAAGATTAAGCAGAACCGTGATAAACAGAAGGAACTGTACAATGTCAAATGATACAGCTAACGTTCGGATTAATAACTTGTGGGAAAGGTGTTGTATTGGCCTTCTTACTCTTGTCGTGACTTATATGGGTATGGCATATAAGGATGTAACTACAGATATCCGTTTAGCTAACGATAAAATTGTAATGCTTCAGATGGACAAAGTAGGTAAGGCAGATACTAAAGAAATGGAAATTAGGATTAACTCAAGAATGGATGCTTCGTTTACTAACTTAGCGCAAAGGATTGATTCTAATCAACAAGACATTATGAGACAACTTCAGTTGTACTTTGGTCAAGTCAAGAATAGAAACTAAGGAGCGGGGTGATGGGATGGGATATATTAAAAAGAGCAATAGATGTAATCCACTTTGTAGTTCTCGTCCTTATGGTGTCAATTCTATTTTTGAATAATAACACGAGTGAACAAGTAGCGACATATGGTTTGAAGATGGAAAGTCTCAAAGAAGATGTTATGAAAGTTATCTCAAATAACACAAGCTACTTAGAGACTAAAATCAATCGCACAGATGCCAAACAAGACAACTACCAGAATACAAGTAGCACGCAAATAAGCCTTTTGGCGCAACGGGTCGAGAAGCTTGAAAGAGCTTATAAGGATAGTAGTAGAGTCATAAATACTAATACAAATAATGTTTTGGTAAACACTAAGGACTAATACAACCCATTGAACAAAAATAAGAAGCTCTTTAAAAGAGCTCTACATTCGATGTTAGCCAACATCTTTCCTAGAACGCCCTTCCTTCATTGGTTGGGCGTTTTTCTTTTTGTAGCTAGTTTACTGTTCAACACCTAATTATAGTCCCTAGGATCACGTATCCGTGACAGAATAAAATCTTTTACATCTTGAGGAACACCATCCGAATGATATTCTACAAATGGGTATCGAAAACCTGAGATTTGTTTATGCGCATCTGTAAGATTCTTAATTAGCCTGAACTGAAATCGAATACCATTACCTAGCTCTACATCTCCATATGCGCCATAAAGATTATCAAAATCATGGTAATTAACAACCCATTTATCATTATCCATTGCGAGGCTACGCAAGTCCTTTTTCAGCCTTTCTTGGTCTGTATAAACTTTAAGAATCAGCATTAAACCCCTCCATTTAAATAAGTTTCAATCTTGTATTCTACACGTACGGGGCTTCCTGCATCATGGTAAGAACATGCTTCGTCTTCCGCTTCTAATTTTAATAGATACTCATACGCCTCCAAGAGATTTGTAGTCTTAAAATAGTGATCTATCCACTTTAAGTCTTTCCAAACGTTAGTACAGTGTCCTACCACTTCGTAAACTGAACCTTCCTCTTGAAACATAATTAATCCTCCGTATACCTAAACCCACCAAGAGTTGGCGCGAACACAAAGCCAAACTCACCCATTCGTTTTGCATCAAGCTGTGTGAAATAATCTAACACAATCAAATCACCACTACAGTTTGCAATAATTTCTGGAGCATCCCATTTATCACAATCGAATGTCATTAGATAATTACAAAGCTCTAGCATGTCTTTTGCTTTCATTTACCAGTCCTCAGAATTGCTGTATCTTTAATGTATTGGACAGCTAGGTCTACGCACCAGTCACTACTATTTAGTGCTTTGACAGCCGACATATAGTCTACATCAGCCTTACGTTTAACTTCTTCAATTGCCTGTGGTTTTGTTTGCTGCATGTGCATATAGAAATGTACCTTCTGTCCTGTGTTTATAAAATGTTCAACAGCTTTCACTGTTTCGTCCACATAAGTTTTGTATCTTGTATTCAGCAACCAGTCGTACCCAAGTACAGTCAGTATACCCTTCTCTGTGTAGTATGACAAGAAGATTCTTTGTTCTTTCGTTAACCACTTAGAAGAACCGTATGCGTCAAACCAAAACCGGGCGGGTTCAGGTTTCTTCTTAAAACGGTTTAATAGTGATTTCAGCATCTCCTAGAAGCTCCTTGTATTTTGCTTGGAAGGTGTAATAATTTCTGTACCACTTAGCTGTAAAGAATTCTCGTTTGTGTTCCGTATCTCCTACAAACCAATTCACGTTGTGAGTATATACATGTTCTGATATAGCTCCTGAAATATCTTCGTCTGACCCACCTATAACCAGCAGACCAATACCTCTTTCTGAAAAGTCAAACATCTCTACTTCGACTACACCTTTAACAGCTAGTAATTGGTCGTAGATCGAAGTCTTAACGTTGTGTGGTTGTTGGCTCATTGATCGTGCCTCTTACTTAGACTTATACCATCTTCCAACATATTCAGATTAATCATTAAATTAGGGGTAACTTTATCATCTGGTGTATTAGCAATAATGGCTCTTAGTTTCCACATATAATCAGCATTTTTGTTCTCACCGTGTACTTGACTAAGGCGTTGGTGAATCCATAGGAGAAACTCTTTATCATTCATGCCAAACTTCCTCTATGTTATTCTGTACGTTTATGCAGATGCTCAAAGCTATTCTTAGGCTTCTGAGGAACAACAACCTCTTTTCTCACAGGTTCTACTTTACTCACCTTCCAATCAATCCACACTTTCCCTCCAACAAGAACAGAAATAAGCATTACAAGGATTGCAACAAGATTTACGAATGGGTTTCCTCTCATCCCTCCACTACCTCAAATTCTTCAGGATAAAAGAAGTAACCTTCGTCATTGTCACCAATAATCCAAGTCTCTCCGTTAAGGGGAGTTAAACCTTCACTCTTTTGTCTTATAAGGCTTACATCTGTCACCACTTCATAGATTTGATACTTAGTGGCGTAAGGTCCGGCATTAATCAAAGACTGAATTTTCATCGAATAATCTCCTCAAACAAAGGTTTATCAAAAGCCTCTAGCATCTTCTGTAATGTGTTCTTCACATCTTCAGGATCTTCCCAATGGTTTGGATCAATAAAATCTTGTGTCCAACCTGTCACTTCTCCCTCCTTATCGTAATATACTTCAACAATTCCGTAAAATCCATCTTTTTTTTTTTTTTTTTTTTTTTTTTTTTTTTTTTTTTTTTTTTTTTTTTTTTTTT